CTGCAAAACTATTTTCAGAAGGTTTTGGTTTCTCTTGAGTAGCCACTTGTGTGGGGTCTTGAGTTTCTTCTGTTTGTTCCTCTTCATCTTTGTAAACATCTTCACGATATTTGCCACGATAAAGATTGTCGTTGTTTGTTACTCCAAATGAATCGTTTGGTTTGTTGGCTCTTACGCCCTTTACTTGTGTTGCCATAGTTTTATACCTCATTAATGCAGTGCCACTGGCTGTGGGTAGCTGCTTCGGTTTGTCAGGGCCACGTGTGTGGGTAGCTGACTAATTCTTTTTTAGAAAGCAGGTGTTGCTCCACCTCTTTCATAATCACTTCCTCTAAACAGAAATGATCCACCCTTTGATTCAGGTATTCTTAATCTATTTTGACTTTTACGTTCTGGTATTTCTATAAAACCTTTTGGTGCAGAAGCTGTGTCAGGCAAGGGTTCTTGCATAACAAAGCCAAAGTCTTTAGGTCTGTAATATATATGTTGAAAAATACCACCCACTTTTTTGCTTCTATCTGTTTCAGTAAGTTCACCAGAAGCTACTCTTTTTGCAAAACCTTTTTCAGTAGAGTCTTTAGGATTTTTAAAAAACAAAGCTCCCTTTGTAAAATCCTCTCTAGCACCTGCGATGACTTCTTCTGCTATATTACGTATGCTCAAATATTTATTTTTATTCTTTTTAAATACTTTTAAAGTATTTCTAAATTTAGTTGGTTCAAGAGCATTAAATTGAAATATTCTGTTTTTAGTATACGTTCGTTTTAAAAGTTCATTAATTAAAGATTTACCAAAATCTTTGTAACCTTCAGCATCTGCTCTATTCATAAATACGTGAGCTACGCCCTCCATACCTTTATCACCTAAAACATTTGCTTCTTCATACATCATAATTGATAGTGCGTCAGCTAGGGGTATAGATCGTAATATTTTTTCTGTTTCTTCTCTGGCTTTGTCAGCAGTTGGATAACGTTCTTTATATTTTATGTCATCTATAGTTATTATACCACCTTCGTTAGCTTGTCTAGCTTGTGGCTTTTCTTGATTACCTTGCTTCTGTCGTCTGGTAACTTCTTTTTTACCACGATTGTTTATTTTCTCTAAACGATCGTACCCTATGATCTTTGCTATTTGGGGAGGAACTACGACCTCACCTCGTGAGATCATTATATTAATCTGTTCCTTACTTGGTATTGTAGTCCTTTGTCCAGATTTGTCAATAGCTTGTCCTGCTTTTTCGTACGCTTTTGTTAACATTTCGCTAATATCATCTGATCCTGCATATTCTACAGCAGGAGCATTTATAACAAAAGTACCGTCTTTGACTTCTAGAGGTATGTCATCTGCAATGGTTGTTTGATCGCTATAGTTTTCTGGTGGGCCGCCTATAAATCCTGCAGGACCTCCCTCTTGCATACCTTTACCAATCTGTCCACCATACCGTGTAGAGAATCCCATATCTGATGAATCACCACCAGAACTACTTCCTCCCCCCGGACTGTCATCATTATCATTATTATCATAATAAGAACTGTAGTCTACTTGAGGAGTTGTATCTTGAAAGGCTGAATATATATCATCTGTAACACCATAATCATCAGGTCCAGTTGGAATACTTGTATCAGCTTCTTTCTCTCGTATCTGTCTTTCTACTTCTTCTCTTTGTTTTCTTTGTGCTTCCTCAAAATTTGCAGCTTGTGCCTTTGCTATTTCTGCATTTAAATTTTTATTTTTATCTGCTCTTACTTCAGCTAATATTTCTTCTATCTTTTCAGTTCCAAGTCCTGAACTTTTACCTAAAGCTTCAGATGCTGAACGAGGCCCCATACCATATGTTCCATAAACATTATGATACATGCCATTGCTGTCATACATACCACCTTTTCCTGTAGGTGTTCCTGCTATTCCAGTTTCAGTTTTGTAATCGTACGTGCTTGGAACGATACCCTTTGACAAAGCATCTATTCTGTTTAATGTTTCTTGATCTAGTCCTATCGCACCAGTGCCACTATACGCAAACTCTCCCGGGGCCCGTGATACAAGTTGACCGTTTATATATTGTGCAAACCCCCTCATGTTACTTTTTGGATCTCGCAACGATGCTTGTATGGCACTTATATTGTCGTACTGTATAGACATATTTATATCGTGAATAGCACCTAATGCAAAATGATTAGGTCTAAAACTTGGATTGCCTAATGGATCTTCTACTGTTTTACCGTTTGCAAAACCCATAGTCACACCTGTTATCATAGGATTCATACCTAACATTCTAGCTCCTGTTTTAACAGCTTTGTTTACTAGACCCTCTTTAGATATAAATTTTTCAAGTCCTTCCTTTGCTTCTGCTGTTGTCTTTGGTACACCTGCTGTATATATGTCTTTTCCAAAAACATTGAATGGTGTCTTATCAGCAAACCCTGCTTTTGATAGTGCATCTCCATAAGTTCCTATACTCATATCATATATATTTGAAGAACTAATCTGATCTTTATCAAATGAAGATTCCATTTCAGAAAATGATAAAGTTGATTGATCTTCTCCTGAATCGCCTACAACATTTACATTTATATCATCTTCTTTATCATCTTCATCATCATCGTCTCTAAATTTAAGATCAATACCAGTTCCTAAAGTGTCATCTAAACTTTGCTCGTAGAAATCTACATTGCCTTTGCTGTAACGTTCCCTTGACAATACATCTTTCTTCTCTGAAGGTGGTTCAAAGTAAGTAAGACCAAAATCTAAAGCAAAGTCAAAAAATTCAGACATTCTTATTTATTCTTTCGTGATTATTCTTCAACTCTAGGAGCATTTCCAGTAAAGCCAGTTTCCCCTGCAGTTGGCGTAGCTCCGACTCCGATTGTGCCGTTACCAGACCCTTGACTGTCAGTTCCTTCAGGTTGTTGAGGTACTCCACTAGGTTGACCCATTCCTTGCTGTTGATTAGTGGCGACAGCATCCTCGCCTGCTCCTTGTTGTACATTAGCCATCATTCCTTTTAACATTTCAGCGTATAGTTGTGCTTCGTTGGCATCATTGACTAACGTATCAGGATCAATATCCTGTGCTATTGCAAGTTCTCTTATCAAGTTAGGTATCTTAATAAAAGGTGCAAGCATTGGGTTAGATACGGTTTGAAGCAAAGCAGTTAATCTTTGTGTACGCACTTCTTTTTGCATAACTGCTGCAACCCCACGAGGTTTTATTTCTAGATCCCCTTTTATCTCCCCCAAATCATCATTAAACTGCATGTTCCATTGAAACAAAGATTCGCCTAGTGGCTTTAGTAAATGATCATCTATATTCTTTATAACTGTTTTCATTGCCAGTCCTGCTGAACCCATCAACATGGATAGTCCTGCAGCGGTTCTACCAGTTCCTGTTACACCTGTTTGTCCGTGTAGTATAGATGGTATACCTGTATCTTCATCAGCGAGTTGTCTTGATATCTGATACATCTGTATGTTTTCTGGTGCAGTGTTTGGAAACTTTAGTCCGTTGATTGCTGTGCCTGTTACACCTGACTGTCGTCTAAATATCTTACCGGGGAATATATCCATGTTTTGACCGGGAACTAAGCTTGCTTCGTCTACATCAAATACAAGATTACCTGCAAGTGCTAAGTTATCAATAGCCATACGATAGTGACCATTCATTAACTTTTGTGAGTATTCCATATTCTCGGCAACACCGACACCCCATATTTGATAAGGATCTATCTCAAATGGAAAAGCTTGGAAAGGTAATCGTGCAGGTGTAAATGGATTTGCAACACACCTAATTACCATACCACCACATACCCATACATTGACTTGCAACTGATCAAACTCTGACATATCATTGGCATTTTCCATACCAACTTCATCTGCAAGTTTTTTATCTATGACACCCCAATACTCCAGAACTTCGTATCTGTTTTCTTGATAGTAAGGTTCAGTATCATCTTCACGTATGGTATCTTCGTAGTATTTATCTTCGTAGTTAGGTCCTTTTGCAAGACACTCTTCAATAGCTGACGCATCAAAGTATGGTCGTTTAATCAGACCACGAAGTTGTTGGCGATTCATACGATGTCTTTGTATTACGTATTCACAATCTTCAATACTTGTTGCAGATGGATCAGGGTGAAAATCCCACAGAGATACATACTCAATACGTGGCATTATCTTTTCATAAGGACTGTATTCTTTTTGTCCACTGTCAGGATTCATCTGCCAGTTGTGAACACGTTTATAAAAGTTTAACGGACCTTTGACTATGCCTGTTCCAAGTAGTGCTGATTCAAATATAGCTTTACGAAATACGTTGACTGCGTTACTGTCCATAAGTTGATCATGAATACATTTCTCCATATTCATAGCCATCTTCTGTGCAGGCTTAACTTGTGGCTCACCCATCTTCGCAGGTCCTGATGCCAACATGTCAGGAAAATCTTTACCGTATGTTCCTAACTTGTGTGGTTCACTAGCCGACATGGCTCCGGGAGATAACTCTCTACCATCGCCTTCAAAGCCAAACGGATCAACTGGCTGTTCAGCTTCATCTAATGGAGTTTTCATGTGAGCAAACTCCTCGATGCCTTCAGGCATAGGAGTAGGTTCTACAACAAGTGGAAACTTTTTATTACTAAATAGTATATCCACTATTTGTCCATACGCAGCAAGAACTTTAGTTTTGGTTATCTTGATAAATACTTTTGATCTTTCGGAATCACGATACTGAGTTGTAGAATCGTAAATACCTTTAAAGTTTTTATAAGACTGTAACCATTTTAGTTCGTGAGAACGTCTGCCGTTCTCTGCATCTTCAAACTTAGATTTAACGTACCCTGCCAATCCGGGCATCTGATCTTGTGGATTTTCAATAGATACAGGGGTATCGTCATCAGGTTGAAGAAAACTCTCATCAGCCATGATTTATCCTATAATTTAGAAGTAGTTTTTGTCGTCAGCCATTGCAAATAAAGAAGCTTCAACAGTAGGTTTTGTTTGCTTCTTTGGCATGTCAACTTGCAACGCATCTTGATTTACTTCCATAGTAAACTCAAGACCTTCTCTATATAAGCTGTTAGATCCTTGAGCATCATCAACTGATACTTTGTCTGATCCCATTATATAGGCTGCACCTTGATTAAGATTGTCTGCCATTTTATTCTCCCATTTGGTTTTGGTTTATGAACCCTTCTTCGAGGGGGGGTGTAACTGATGTGTTTTGTCTAACTCTATCAGCTAATCTCTGTTTTCTTGTGATATTCATTTGTTTTTGTTTTTCAGTATCAAGACCTATAGCTTCAGGTAATCCCTCTTGACGTGCCTTTGTTACAAATGCACCTGCCGTGTCTACATCAGAAGCTGATACAGGAAGGAACTCACTACCTGCGTATCCTAAAGCTGTTGCAGTTGATGCACCTGCTTCTTTTTGTTCTGCATATACAATACCTGCAGCAACCAACGGTAATTTCTTACCAAGAAAAATACCAAATTTTCCTAATTTATCTTTTATAGATTGGCTTATGTCATCTGAAGATGAGGGTGTTTCTAATAAACTTTTTTTTGTTTTAGAATCTTTCTTTAAATCGTCTACTTGAGTTTGAAGTCCTTGTAACTTATCTAATTGTTTTTCTAGCTGTCCGATATTCTTGTTAGTATCTTTTAGAAGATTATCTACGTTAGCACCTACCTGAACTGACTTTGTTTCTAAATTTAATCCTGTTTTTTGTGCTGCTTCTTCAACTGGACTAGGTGTTACTAATTTTGCAACAGGCTCAGTTGGAAAGAAGTTTTCTCCAAACTTGTACGATGACATAACTGCTTTTGGACTTGACTGTCCTATATCAGCTAAGTATGTGCTGTTGAATCTTTCAGCAGCCAAAGTATTAATATCAAGTTTAGCTCGTGAAGTTCTTGTTACTTTGTAGTGAGTTAATCCTACATCTCCTTTGATAGAATGACCTAGTACTCTGTTAGCCACACCTGTGCCAAACTCATCGTCTATGGCACTAAAAACATTTTTACGTAATAATCCAACAGTAAATTTTTTAGATAATCCTGTGTCTTGATCTCGTATTATCAATTCATTTTGTTTAAACACATCGTTTACAGCTTCGTTTATTGTGCTTTCAAGAGTTCCTTTTCCTGTTTTAAATAATTTTGCAGATTTGTTTAGATCGTTAGATGCGTTTCGTTCTGCTAAATCTTGTAGTATACCCATCGGCATAGATGACAGTCTAAAGTTAGTTCTATCACCTTTATTACTTATTTGAACAAGAGTGTCTGAACCTCTGACCACAGTTCCGTATTTAGCACCTTCTGCAGGTTTACCAGTTGTTAAATTAACTATCTCTGTTGTTCTTAATCCACTATGATGTTTTATTTGAAGAAGAGCTGCAGCTTCATAAAATTTTGTAGCGTCTTTAAGTTTTTGCTTTTTAGTAGCAGTGTCTCCTTGTGCTATTAGTCTTTGAGTTGCAGTATGTATACTTTGATTTATTTCTTTTATAGAAGGTAGTTCAACTTTTATAGCTTTACGTGCTTGGTCTGCTTTTTTTAAGTTTAAAGTTTTACTTCTTGATTTACTTTTTGCACCAAATGTTTTTTTCTTTAGTGGAAACTCTCCTGCATCATCACTTATATCAAACATCTCACGTAAAGAGTTTTCTACAGCATTTAATTCTGTAAAATGACCTTCAACACCCACCTCATTTAATTTTTTTAAAAACGCAGTTTCACGCATCCTAGAAAATTTATCATTAAGAGACAAGCCTGCGTTTTGTATAGCTTGTTTTAACGTTCCAGTTTGACCACGCCCAGTCAACTGAAGAACTTGATTGATAGTGAGATTTTTATCTAGTTTTATATCTTCTGCCATTTATTAATACCCAAATGTTTGGTCTTGCATTTGATAGACTTGATTCTTAATACCACCAAGCGTTTTATGAATCGACACATATCCTGTCATCCTTGTCATTAGCATATATCGTAGTGCATCGTATGCGTGATCTTCTGCCTTTGTGTCCACATCCTCTGCATTTGTTTTGCTAAGAGGTATACCTGATAGTTGTTTGATAAGGTTGACACAGTTCGGAAATACTCGTAATCTAGGTTCATCTGTTCGTGGGTCATCGGCAAGCCTACGATGTATTTCCATTTTGCCTTGAAGTCGGTTTCTGTCCGATGGCATCCAACGCACTCCACATCTCATCATTGTCTCTGCTATGGAAGGACCAAAGCCTGTCTTGTTCCAACACGATGAGTCAAGTACAGTATAGTGGGGGGTCGGATCTTCTTGTTCTACTTGTAGTATTCTATCTGCTAACTGCTCTGCTGTCAACTGTTTTACATACAGTTCACGATAAACCCATATATTGTTATCCCAGTCAATAGCACCCCACAGGACACAAGAAGGACTCGCATACCCATAGTCAGCGGCACGTATTCTGGGGAAATTCGGTGGAAGGTCAAAATTCGGGACCACATGTTTACTTCTACTAAATTCAGGAAAGGCTGCACCTTCCGTTACTTCCCAGTCGCCTTCAAGAAGTCGCTTACGTTCAACTTCAGGTAGGGATCGTAGCATCGCTTCGTATTGTCCGTCAGCCAACAAGTATGGATTGTCAGTCAAACGTGCAGGTATAAACCTACGATAGAAGAGTGGCTCACCTGCTTTTTCATGTCCTTGCGGCCACAAGAAAGCTTTGCCTGTTTCGATGTCTATTGCAGGAAAAGTCGAGTTGTGTTCAGATGGATCGATATACATCTTCTTGACCCACCAACCTCCGACTCCTCCGGGGTTTGCTGTACAACGCATGTACAGATGTTTTTGCAGTTCAGGATCAGTTGCCCTTAGTCGTGAACGGAGATAATCCCAAACATAAGGCGAGGGATATTGGGTTATCTCATCTATGCCTATCCAGTTAAACGACTGACCCTGAAATCTTGTTACGTCTTTGTCTTTGTCAAGATAGGTAAACCATATTGTTGCACCTGATGGAAAGTGCCACGTTGACTTTGACTCCCGGAACTTTGCACCGGGGAAAGCTTTGGGATATAGCTGACGTGACTTGTCAATAAGTTCTGTTAGCTCATCCAGAGTACGCCTAAGAAGAAGCCCACGATGGTTGCTATTATGGCAATACCGTAAGGGGTCTGCAAGTAAGGCAAAGCTTTTGCCACCCCCTGCCGAACCACCGTAAAGAACGTCTCTTTCACTTGAGGAAAGAAACTCTTCTTGAGGTCCTTCATTCGGCTGAAAAATAATTTCACGCCCATCCACCAGTTGCTCAACAACGTCTGGAAGCTGTTGCAGATCCGTTTTGTCGATAACAGTAGTCTCTTTTTGATTGAGAGCTTTGTCGACTTTGGTGATTTTTTCTTCGAGTTTTCTGGCATATCTTCTTTTACTTTCTGCTTGTCTCGTTATCTTTGTTGCTCGTTTTTTGGCTTCAGTAAGTCTACGTTGTGTCTGTTTACGAGCTTTGATTGCAGATGAATAGTTGTATCTTTGTTTGGGTGCGTTAGGGTCTTTCTTTGGGCGACCACGCTTCTTAGTTTCCATCGATTACAACGTCTTTCTTAGGCGGCAACAGAACTATTCCGTGTACTGCCTGTACATTTACGTTGGTTGTTTCCTGTTTACCCAGTCCTACCCTGTTTAACAGCGATTCTGCCGCCCTGAAGCGTAGGTCATCCCCTCTTTCAGGTATTGGGTTGTCTATAGTAGTTACAAGACGTGTAGCTGCCTTAAATGCGTTCATAGATAGTATGTTCTTTGTACGGTTTATGATCTCATCTGCTAAAGATGTGCGTAGCCACGTCACTGATCCCTTTGCATATCCTGCTTTGAGGGCTGCATCAGTTACGTTTCCACCATTTTCAAAGAGTACTTCTAGAAATTGCTCCTGTTGAGGACTTATTTCACGTGCTTTGCTTTTCTGTTTGGGGAGTAAATTCATCACAACGGTATGCTCGTGCTTGCATGTTAGGTTTGTAGAGGTGCAATTCCTCTTTTATCTCATATACTCGTGCAAGACACTTGTCGTGCAGCATGTATGGTCCTCTTGTGTCGGCTAATTCTTCACAATATCTATTTTCAGTGGGCATACCTATAAGGCATATGAGTACAAATGCTTGAAACATTACTTTCTTTCGTTAAATTGACAAAGAATCAAACAAATAAAGCCTATTACACTTGTTTTTCAGGTAATTGTTGGTTGTATGTGCTTTAAATGACACTTTGTTACCTTTATAATAAGAACTTTGCACGAATACGTCAAGAAAAATAATTATTTTATTGACAGAACAGGAATAGGTCAGTACAATCGGAGTAGAACCTCCGGGGAAATACACTATATCCCCTCCTTCCCAATACGCTATCCCAAAGGGATGCACCGTTACCTGTACAACTAACTCATTCTAGTAAAAATATGCCGACATTGCATGCAAATACGGTGGGGCCCCGGGTGGCTCTTGCGTGCGTACACGGCAGAAATCTTTACGATCATATCAATGATAAAACCAATCAATACCACAGGCTAACAAACCACCCACCACAACACCCACCACAACAACAAAAGGTTAACTTCGCACGCATACGCCCATGTAATTCTTTTTGTCATTTAGTTAACTGTATAACTAACCCTCGATTAATACCTTTTACTGTCACTATTGCGAGCAATACGCCAAACACCGTTTAAGGCGAATACATAAACAAAACAATTATTTAAGGATATATCAGGCTATGAAATGAAAAAGCACCTTAGAAACTAATCTAAAGTGCTTTAACATGGAGGAAGTTTTATTAATAAAGCTTTTTATTTAAATATTCAAGTATATATTTACCTTGATCTATTTTATTTTTTGTTGTTCTAGTATCTTCACCAAGAAACTCTTTACGATATCTTGAAGTAGTATTTGAATAGTTCCAACATTCATAATCAAGGTAAGTCTCACCATTTGCTTTTATTGCAATAATAGTATCATAAGATTGAAATATCTTAATACCATTTTGTAAAGTAATAATAAATTGATTTGCTATTGCTTTACCTGATCTAGTGCTTTTGCAATTCTCAACCTTTGCGATATTTCTTAACTTATGATCTCTATGAGGTATATCTTCAAGAGTTAAATTACTACTAAACATAGTTTTATTTGCTCTAACATTACTGTTTATACTTGATGGATAGTTCATTTTATTTCCTTTCATTTAATTATAATATAGTTACCTTTTAACCTTACCTTTTTAGATATGCAAGATTTACAAATAACGGTTTCATATGATTGTTTTTTTGCTTTGGGAGTCTTTAAGCCGTAATACTCAGATTGCATTACATAATTAAAATACTCTTTAGTATTGCAAGTTTCACATTCAAAATAATAAGCCATATTAAGCACCTATTAGATTACTAAAGCTTGTATCCAAACCGTGATAACTTGCAAGAGCATAAGCACAAACAAACCCAACGGAAAGCCATTTAACAAGCTCTAACAGTTCTTTTAAAAAGTATTTCATTGTTTCACCTTTTCATTAATTAAATCTTCTAAATCTAATTGACCGTGCAAGCCTAATTGATAATCGTTTTTAAATACCTGATCAAAATGTACTCTATCAACATTTTCATTAATAGGTTCGTTTTCTTTTTCAACCTGATCATTACGATTTGTTAACACCTGAATATTTTGATTTTTATTACAAATTATTTGATGTTTAAATTCTTCAACCGTTCGGTCTTTTAATCTTCCTATTATTTCAATCATGGTATATTTATCCATAATTTTAAATTCAATAGTTAAATTATTACCGTCAACATTTACAAGTTCATTTGTTGAATAATCAAACTTAGTTTTAATTAAATATGTTTTTGTTTCCATTGGAAGAAATCCTTTCTAAACATAAAAAAGGCTAAGTTAATTCCTAACCTAGCCTAATTATAAATTTATTTTTTTATTTAATGCAAGTTATTTTTTTGCACGATAGATAAGCTTATCATCAACTATTTTTTTATAGATTAACTTTTCATTTAATAAATCAGTTAAACAATCATGAACAACTACACCGTTTAAACCTGACCGTTTTACAATTGTTTTATAGCGTAAGCCAATTGCAGAACGTGTAATTACAAATAGCGTAAGTTCCTTGTAATATGTTTTGCCATGTATCGCTTTATAGTCTTGCCATGTTTGGTCAAGTGATTTTGATAAGTCAAATATTCTTTGTCTTGATCTACTAAAACCGTGTTTAAGTAAAGCATTACTAGACACTTCTTTTAAAGCGTCTATTTGTGTATCAATGTCTGTCAATGTTTTCATATCATTTTCCTTTCAATAATTGACATTTGTAAATCAGTAAACCTTTGTGGAATTACAACTGTGGCGTTACAATTGTCACAACATTTACCGTTAGCAACAGGTTCAGCATTATTGCCATCATACCAATAATGTTTGTTACCATCATTATCCAAACCCAACAATTTCGGTTTAATTGTTTCAGCACAAATAACACAAACGTGTAGTTTGGTTTTGTCTATATGGTTATCTTTCATAAGATTTCCTTTCATTTACCATTGAATAATTGCGTAAATAATTAAACAGAATAGTATAACCACAACTATTCTGTATAAGATATAAGCGAGTTCTAAGCCACCATTCATTAAGCTAACTCTAACTCTTTCCAATGCTCACATTCAATAACTTGTCTTACTTCGTCATTGCGTGTTCTTTGAACGCTTGGAACATCTGCCGTTGATTTACCTGATCTAATTTTGACTAACTTATTATCGATTTCTTTTTCGATAGTTTCGTCAGTATGAGTTGCCCAATGTGTTAAAGCATTATAGCCTGCCCACATAGTTTTTCCCAAATCAGGTGTTTCTTTTTCGAACCTATCCAATAAATAATTCATCTTAGTTTCATTAATTGGATTAGTTAAATTAAGTTCAGCAGATTTACTTTTCTTTTTACAAATAGTCTGTTTAAGAATGTTGCCAAACTGTTCAGGCGACATATCTTTTGCTCTCCAATTTAACATAGTTTCTTTTTGGTTATTCCAAAATTCCAAACCAATACTTGCCTTAGTCATTAAAGCCGTAGTCGATAAATTCCTAGTATGTTTGGCTTGTTGATGATACGCTTTTTGTCCACCAAAAACTAAAGTATTTCTACATAGATCACGGTACGCACCTGAGAAAACTTGGAACGACCAAGACATATCACAACTGTTAAAGATATCAATTCTAGATAAAACCTTATCTTTATTATTGGATACGGTAGTTTCTAGATCATGAAAAAATATAGTTCGATGAGCTTGTAATCCATCTTTATAAAGCTGATCTTTTACAGTTATATTTTCTAAAGGTAAATCAGATTGACCAAGTATTTTAGCTTGTTCATTAAACAATTCATGATGAGGTACAAGCTGATAAGTATTAGATACAGGGCGTGTATTTAATAACTTATCTAGACTAGAATTGTACAAACCAAAATAACCTTTTAAATCTTCAGGCGTTGTTACTACGCCAAAGTCAGGATCGTCATTTGGAACAGGTAACATAGCCTGAAGATCAACTTTAGTTATTTTAGAATTATCTTCATAGAAACTTACATCTTGAAAATCTCTATGTGTTTTTACTTCATGATTGAAGTCATTAGCTATATAGTTCATTTTATTTCCTTTCAGTTAAATTAAAATTGAACGTAGTTAATTTGTAAACTATCTAGATTAGATTGTAAATAATTTCTTTTTATTATTTATTTGCTTTTGCTTTTTTCTTAAAAATTCCATTGAAAATCCACCACCCTCGTAAAGCCTTTTAATACAAGTTTCATCTTTAATTACATAGATAGGTTCTTTTTTAGTGTCGCTTGGTTTGTCAATGTCATAGATTTTAGTGTCATCTAATCTGTCTATGTTGGCTACAACTCTTGGGCGATCTCCCTCCATAAATAGCCAAACGTTACCTATCCAATGTCTATCGATTGGTAGCCAATCATTAATTCTTTTGTAGTGAAAGTAATCCATTGTATGAGGATCATACTTTACCCTGAAAAAATTAGCGACACGTTCTCTAACTTTCAAATGGTTAGTGTCATTCCATTTGTCATTGCGTATTCCATTTACAAAAGCATGGACATTCTTTCTGCCCTCTTTCTTTACCCTTTCGTTGCCTGACTTCCTGACGACAAACATAGCGTTGGTAAAGCACAACTTGTTAGTGTGTTCGATTACCAATCCTGTTTTGTAATCCTGTACAGAAAAGCACTTTCGGTGTAGATTGTAATAAGCTCTTACTCTATCTGTGTTAGACATCTGTGTTCCTTTCTTTGTCTGTTCAGATTATTGTTATCAAACATATGGATAACTGTCAAGTTTCTCCTGTTTCCATTTCTCCTCTAAACTATCTAGATTATCGTGGACAACTTTTGCAACCATATCTGTATCCCTATGAGTTTTGAGCCAATCTTTAAAATCCTCGACACTCATTTCAAGCCATCTATCGTTTATAAAGTCGAACACTTTGTCATTCATTTGGTGTGACATTGTTTGTCTCCCTTTGGAATAACAATGTTGACGTTATCCTTAATAGGTTTCGAAGCAGAGTTCTCAAGGTGTAGTCGCATGGATTCAAAATAGTTAAGCAACTGTGTTACTGTGTCACTCTTGTAGTGATCGCTAGATAGTTCATTCTCCCAACAGTTCAGAGCATCTATGATTGTATCGACTTCGTTTGCATTGAATCCTTCAACGTTATCTATTTGGTAAGGTTTGTTATCTATGTAGACACGAATACATTTGGACTTTGACAAAGGTTGTCCATCTGTATACTTTCTCCAATCCTCTCCATCAATAAGATACTGACCACGCCAACGCATAGTGTATTTTCTTTTGTTGATATGTTTCTTCATCAACTTCACCATCTTCATGTTTTCAGGTGTGTTAGGTATATCGCTAAACACATACCTGTTTTCAGAGAATATCTTTTCTAAATAGTCTAGCCTTTTCATCTTCTCATCTAGATGCCCAACGTTGTGTTCATCATTTTCTAATTGAGCTACAAGTTTGATATTCTCTTTCTTGAGTTCTGTAATCTGTCTATTCAGATCATCTTGATCTTGGTTTTTACGTAGATCAATATTTTGTTTACTATATATCTCGTTTGCATTTCGTAAGCCAACGTTTTGTTTTCTTACCTCATCTATCTCTTCATGTAGATCATGAATTAATTGACTTACTCTATTTACTTGACTTTCGTACATTAACTTTCCCCTATATAAATCGTTTAATTAAATCACTTATAATAGCTATACCACCACAAGCAAATACTAAAATGATAACATACTTTAATACATGGTTTATTTGATCATCTGCCATGTACACCCAATCGTGATACTTTTTTGTATCTTTCTTTTTATCTGTCATACTATTTTCCTTTCAAAATAAACTTAATGACTTCGTTAGTCCAACCGTTCCCAAGTATCTTGTAGCCTTGACTATTACTAACTGACTTACAGTAATCATCAGGTAACGTTTGCAACCTACAACATTCCTTTACAGTCAACTTTCTCCAATGTAAAGCATTTTCTCCATAAGCATCAGGATACCTACCTTTTGGCAAAGGCGACACAACTGTATCTTTAGTCAATGTAGATAAGCACCGTGACTTACCTGAATCAGATACTTCTAAGGTTTGGGTAATTGGAACAGTTAGATCGTTATCCTTACGTATACCTTGTCTGTCTAGTCTACGACCTGTGATTGATGCAGAATTACAAAGTATCTTAGGTTCACGATTGCCACCATTACAACTGTTCAGCGTAGGAGCTTTACCCTCTACAGAATAGACACGCTTTAGTATGTCATGTCCATTCAGATCAGCTATCCCAACCTGTTTGCAACCATCTCCAAATACCAACTGTCTGCGTGACTTCTCAAAATACATTTTTAAGTTACCACCTTTCCAATAGTTTGCATCTAAACAATAAGACTTTTCCCTATCTACACAACCACACTCTATTATGTCACGAAGTTTGACATTTCTATCTTCAGGTATGTCGAACTCAAAATCTGTTATGTACATACGTAGTCTGTTCTGTGCAGATACAATAGATGAATTGATCATATAAAGTTTTAAATTAGGATTGATCTCTTGTAATGTATTTAGGATAATGTCTTGCCATTCTTTTTTCATACGTACATTTTCAAATAACAATTTTAATTTTGGATTACGATTGTAGTGGTATTTATATATCTTGACAAAATCAAAGAACAACTTCGATTGAGGGTGTTCAAAGTTTAACCCTTTGCCTGCCACAGAAAATCCCTGACAAGGTGATCCACATAGAATAACATCTATTTTAGGAAATTTGTTCCAATCCAAACACTTCACTAGATTTTTTATGTCGCCTAAATGAGTTATGTCATCATGATTATCTTGAGCTACTTTGATAGCAAACTTATCTATCTCCGAACTAAGCCAATTAGTTACAGGTAACCCCAACTCTTTTACAGACTGACGACCTATCTCGCCACCACTACATAAATTAAGCCAATTCATCTTTCTCTATCCTTTCTATCTGTACATCTGTATAACCTTGTGCAATCCAACCATCATAAGCGTGTTGTGCATCTTTACGACTTTTGTAATAGTCATCACAACCACCAACCCAAACTATGTATCTCCAACCTAATTTGTATTCTTGTGATTTAGCCATTAGTCTTTCCCCAAATTAAATTGATTCTTTAATTGCCACATACAAATATCTAACTCTTTTATATCTGTCAAATAGATATCGTCTATCTCTCTTATGTTATGCAAAACTGTATCTAATGTTATGTGAACTTTTTCAAGTGTCTGTAATTGTTCAGGAGTAAGAGACTTCATAGCCTTTGTTCGTAAAGCGACTTGCTTATCTCTCTCTATTTCCCATTCTGTTTTCTTTGACATGATATTTCCTTTCGATTAAATTAGTGTCAGGGAAACTTATACAACTAACTAAAAACACTTGTCAACAAAAAAAAAGAGGAGCAACTTTTTGGGTTGCTCCCCTCTTCAACGTAAGGAGAAATTATGAGCTTGAAAGCACCAACTTATGAAAGGAAAAGTTAGTTAGTGCTTTCCTTATGTTGCCTGACATTAACAGAGTACTTCTGACTTCGCTTATCTAGCATAGCCATATTGTCTCTTAGCCAATCAACACAAGCATTTTTTGTCTTGGCTACAAAACAGGTTACCCATAATCTGTAATCTGTATTGTGTCCACGTTTGACAAATTCCTTGTCTTGTAATCCTATACGTACTGCTGACAACTTTGCATCGACAATCCACATACCGTCACTTCTCTGTTGCACACTTGTCTTTGTTTGTTTCTTTTCCATATAGCTTACGTAAATCCTCTAAATATAATTTTACAGATGTACGAATTAAATCTGCAATGCTTACTTGCATGTTAAACGTATCCGATTCTTTTGTCGAGTACTTTTTTAGTTCTTCGTAATCTTTTTTTTCTATCTTTAAATTGTAAGATGTTGTATCTTGAAATATCTTGTTTGGTCTAGTCATACTTTTCTGCCCTTTCAAACAATTCAAATTCAAATGTATCACAATATTCTTTTATTGTACTAAAATTAGGTTTGACATTTTTGTAGTCATATCTAATGTTCTTTTGTAGATAGGATAGTATCTCTTCTTTTGAATCGAAGCTTTGGTATCTTTCAGCGACATACGTATAGTCGCCTATGCCGTCTGCATCAAATCCTTCCTCATCTACGTAGCTTTTAAGTACGTATTTTTGTTTCGTTTTAGTTACTGAATGTGTCATAGTGTGTGTTCTCCCAAAGGGTTTCACACACATACCACGTATTTAAAATTACGTCAAATTATTTTTTTATTTGACATAAAGTTTATTGCGTAGTAATGGTTTGGAAATGGAATGGATAAAGAATTATGTGGGAAATTTACATGTTGTATCTTATGGGCGTTTTAGGGGTGATTGCCCTGTTTGTCATAGGAGTAACACCTTTAGTGTAACTGATACAGGATTTGAAAGACTATGGTATTGCTTTCATGCTGACTGTCACACTAAGGGATCTACAGGAGTGCAACTCACTAAAGAGAACTCAAAGGTTGCATTTAAAGAACGTGTTGAAAAGAAAGTAGATGATACAGAGTTTGTTATTCCTGATACGTTTGTTTCGCTTTCACGAAGTAAAGAAGCAGAAGCGTATGTAAAGAAAGTAGGATCGTACGATGCTTACCTAAATGGATTGGCTGACATACGATATGACTTTCAACAAGATAGAGTAGTGTACCTAGTCAAGAAAGATGGAAAGACAATAGATGGTACAGGTAGAAGTTTGAATGGAAGTAAACCAAAATGGAGAAGATATGGAAATAGCAGATATCCTTTTTTATCTGGAAACGGATTTTGTGGAATTATTGTCGAAGATTGTCCTAGTGCTTGCTGTGTTAGTAACATTGCATCAGGAATAGGATTGATGGGTACGACATTGTTAGATGAACACATCAACGTGATAAAAAAATTCAAGAAAGTTTATGTAGCTCTTGACAAAGATGCAACGTCTAAGGCATACATGATGATAAGAAAGTTACGGAACTATGTTCCAACTAAGTTAATTGTTTTGAACAAGGATTTAAAAGATATGGAAAAAGGGGAAAGAAATGACTTCATCAGGCGTTATATCAATTGACAGACAAGTAATAGGTTTTTGTCTCAATATTGATTTCTTCAATAAAGTAAAAAATAAAATTGATCGGACTATGTTCGACAATGAACTCAAAGATATATTTGATACGATAGTCTATTCACATACCAAGTATGACCGTAGTCTGTCTGTTCCTGAACTGTCCACAATATTTAATGACCGTAATCCTGCCATGCCTGATTCAGCTAGGAATCGTGTACAGGATATGATTGTACAACTCGTTGCACCAAAAGAAAGCGATGAGTTACACACTGACATTGTAAATAACCTGTGGCTGCGAGACAAAGCAAGGCAGATAGGAGAGAAAGCATTAGACATATTCACTGGTGACAGTGATGAGTTTGGTGAGTTAAAGAAACTCATCGAAAGTGTAGATGATGGCAGGATAGGTGACAAGACCACCTACACCATTGTTGACAAAGATCTGAACGAACTGTTATCTGAAGAAGCAGGTGACAATGATTTCCCATTCACATTCAACTTAATAAATGAGAACATCAAAGGTTTAGATCGTGGCAACTTAGGTATCTTGTTTGCAAGACCTGAAGTGGGTAAGACAACGTTCTGTTGCTTTCTTGCATCATCGTACATACGTCAAGGGTTTCAGGTTGTGTATTGGGCAAACGAAGAACCTGCCAAGCGAATCAAGTTACGTATCATTCAATCATACTTTGAACTGACAAAGGAAGATATGGTAGCACAGAGGTTTAGTCTCCTTGATAGATACAAGACAGAGATAGAACCGTATCTGACTATTATGGATTCGGTAGGTACATCTGTAGAAGAGGTAGATGAGTATGCCAAGCTGAACAAACCTGATGTCATGTTTTGTGATCAGCTAGACAAATTTAGAATACGTGGTGAGTACAATCGTGGAGATGAACGTTTGAAGGAAACTTATGTGTCTGCAAGAGAGATAGCTAAACGAAATCTGTGTCTTGTGTGGGCAGTAAGCCAAGCAAGTTACGATGCACACGACAGACAGTTTATTGACTATGCTATGCTTGACAATTCCAAGACAGGTAAGGCAGGTGAAGCTGACATCATTATAGGTATAGGCAAGACAGGATCAAGTGAGATAGATAACATAGTGCGACACATCTGTATATCTAAGAACAAGATCAATGGGTGGCATGGTATGATCAATGCTCAAATAGATATTTCAAGGGGGATATATTATTAATGAACGTGTTAACTTTAGATGTAGAAACTACACACCAAGACAAAGAGGGGGGTGGCACTACTGCACTACCCTACTTCAATAACCGATTAGTATCAGTGGGTTGGAAGTGGTTGTTAAACGATCACGTTAACTACAAGTTTTTCTATCACAAAGACAACGAGTACAATTATGAGTCAGATATTGTAAACTTGATACAAAAAGATTTAGACAGAGCAGATGTTCTTGTTGGACAAAATATAAAGTTTGACATAACATGGCTGCGATCATGTGGTTTTACTTTTGATGGTGTTCTGTATGATACTATGGTAGCAGAATACCTAAGATCAAAAGGTAGGCGTTGGTCTTTATCACTTGAGTCTCTTGCAAAACGATACGATGTTACTCAAAAAGAAGTAGACTTGGTTAAACCGTATCTCAAAGATGGTAAGACATTCTATGACATACCTGCAGAGATAGTAGAAGAATACGGCATTGCCGATGTAGTCGCAACTGAACAGGTTGCATTAAAACAACTAGAAGCCTTTGGCTTAACATTCGAGGAATTATATGAAACAAACACTGAAACTGTCGTTCGAGATGACGAACACGCTATCTAGGATAGAACACAACGGACTAAAGATAAACACAGATACCTTAGAAGATATTGAAAAGCAGTACATGGATGAGATGACCATGTTGGAAACTAAGCTGAACAGACTAGCCAAGAACGCAATGGGAGATACTCCTATCAATCTTGCAAGTCCTGATGACAAGAGTGTGTTGCTTTACTCACGAAAAGTAAAAGACAAATCTCTTTGGTCGCTTACATTTAATCTTGGACATGAGATGCGTGGCAATACAATCAAACCTAAGATGCGTACACGTATGAAGAACAAAGACTTTGTACAGTACGTCAGGCGTATGACTGACATAGTTTACAAAACAATCGGTCGTCAATGTGAAACTTGTCGTGGATCAGGTAGGATAACACCTCTCAAGAAAGACGGTAGTGTTGGTAAAGCTAAACGAATATGTAAAGTTTGTGAGGGTAAAGGTGTAGTCTATACATCTACAGGCGAGGTAGCAGGTTTTAAAATCATACCTCGTACACCAAGAGATACAGCATCAGCAGGTTTCAAGACAGACAAGGTAACCCTAGAAGATAGGCTATCTGAACTAAGTGGTGATGCACGTGAGTTTTGTGAAGCTTATGTTCGATACAATGCTTTGCGTACCTATCTGTCTACCTTTGTAGAGGGTATGAAAAACAATGTGGATGACTACAATTTTATTCATCCTGAGTTTATGCAATGTGTAACAGCAACAGGTAGGTTGTCTAGTCGTAATCCTAACTTTCAAAACATGCCACGTGGTTCTACGTTTGCCATACGTAAGGTTGTCGAAAGTAGATTTGATGATGGCTTCATACTTGAGGGTGATTACTCACAGTTGGAGTTCAGGGTGGCAGGCTTTCTTTCTAAAGATAATCAGGTATATGATGATGTAAAGAAAGGCACAGATGTTCACAGCTATACTGCATCTATCATCGGCTGCTCTAGACAGGAAGCAAAAGCACACACATTCAAACCATTGTACGGTGGTGTCAGTGGTACACAAAGTCAGCAAGCGTACTACAGAAGATTTAAAGAGAAGTATGAACAGGTAAGTGAGTGGCACAAAGAACTTGAGAAGCAGGCTGTGACTACAAAAATTATAAAATTACCGTCAGGAAGAGAATACTGTTTTCCTGACGCTAGATGGACAGAATGGGGTACAGCTACCAATCGTACTGCTATTTGTAATTACCCTGTTCAGGGGTTCGCTACGGCTGATCTATTGCCTATTGCGTTGGTGGAGCTAGATAGACAGATGAGAGAACTAAAAATGCAGTCGGTTATTTGCAACACAGTACACGATTCTATTGTTCTTGATGTTCATCCGAATGAAAAGCAACAGTGTATTGATGTATTATCTGAAGCAATGTTGTGTTTGCCAAGTGAGACGAAACGTAGGTATGGCATAGAATACGATATGCCTGTAGGCATCGAATTAAAAATAGGAAAGAATTGGCTTGACTTATCTGAAGTAGATCTGTAACCTCTGATTACGTTAACCTTAAATAAATAGAAAAGGATATTTAAATTGGAAAACTTACAAACTAGTATGAGTACTGAAATTGATAACATTGTTAATTCTTTTAGTACTGACGACATAGAATCTTTGATGGCATTGACAGGTCAAACACCTTCACAAAAATCAAGTCAAGGACTCTCAAGATTAAACATCAACTACGATATGGAAACCGAAGATGGTGTCTCCCTAACTCGTGGCGATTGGAAAATGATGTACGAGGGCGAAATGGTCTACGCCAAGACAGTTAAAATTAGACCAATACTACGAACCTATGAATGGAGTGTGTTTGATCAGGAGCAAGGAACGTTTTCTTGTAAGTCTGTACAGAAACCAACCATGTCAGGTGACTTTCCTGATACAGAGGGTGGCAACAAATGTGGTCGTTTATCTGTAGCAGAAGAAGAGCAACTCAAAGATGATGATCCAGTCAAGTTAAGATCACGATTGGCAGTCTGTAACCAAGTGTTGTACTGTATTATCTCAGGCGATTTCGTCAAAGGTAATAAAGACAAAGTGGCTATAGATAGACATCCTGTTGTAGCTTACTTCAAGAAGTCAGGGTTTGTACCCATGAAGAATTTTATTGAAAGCCTAACCAAACAGAAAAAGATTATGCAGAAATGTTGGATCAATATGGCTACGGCTAGACAGAAGAAGGGATCGGTTACCTATTGGACACCTGTTCCAACTCTTCAAAGTGAAACTGATATATCTACAGAAGATAAGGAGTTAATGAAAAAGTTTGCCGATACAGTCAAGGCAGCCAATCAGTATGTGTTAGAGCAGAACAGAGAATCTGCAAAGCTACAGGTAGTGGTCGGAGAAGAAAGCTTGGCAGACGATTTCAATGCTACTCCTGTTTAAAATACAAGACTATATGGAACGTGCAAGTAGGGGGGAAGTTGACCTTCCCCCTGAAGCCGTTTTAGACTTTACTAAGTCTTGCGAAGAAGCTGTCAGTAAACAGTTAAATAAAGAAAGACATTACAAGATTAGAATGTCAGGTCTTGGTAGACCTGTGTGTCAACAACTTCTTGAGAAGAAAGGCATACAACAAGAGATACAATACAATATGTTATTCAGGTTTTTGTTTGGTGATATTGTAGAAGCAATAGCCGTGCTTGTGTTAGAACAGGCAGGTGTTGATATCATAGACAAACAGAAAGCCGTCAGTCTAAACATAGATGGTACAGATGTAAGTGGCACGTTAGATTTGATTATACGTGATGAGTTTGGACAAGATAAGGTTTGGGATATAAAGTCTGCAAGTGAGTGGGCATACAAGTTTAAGTATACAGGTTACGGTGGATACGAAAAAATAAAAGAGGATGACCCATTTGGCTACATCATGCAAGGGCATCTGTATGGAGAAGCAACAGGATTACCGTTTGGTGGTTGGATTGTGATAAACAAATCAAGTGGTGAAGTAGCTGTAGTTGAAGCACCTGATTGGCAAGCAAACGATAGAAAAGAATATATGGCAGATGCCAAAGAACGAATTAAAGTATTGACAGATGAATCACTTGAGTTCAAAGTACCATTCAAAGATGTATTTGAGGTGTACAAACAAGATGGTCAAGAAATCAGGACAGGAAACAAATTGCTACCTAAACCGTGTACTATGTGTGGATACAAAGCACACTGTTGGAAAGATGCAGTAGTACACGATAAGATAACATCGAAAGCTAAACAGCCACCTCAAGTTTGGTATTCTAGATTGAAGAGGAAGTCACTGTAATGGCAATTATTTATGTCCATCAATTTCATATAGATCTTTTAGGATTAAACGAGGACTTGTACCACGTTTATATAGACTCCCATGTGGAGACAGGTGGTGGGAGAGACGTTGTTCATTTACGTCAACATGAAAGAGGTATTCCCCTTACTCTTCGTGAAAACTTTTCAGACAACGGAACTCTCACCTCCCACACAGAAAAAAGAGATATAGTAAAAATAGAAAATCAATTTCAAACAATAAACTACGTCAGCAGTCAGGGTAAAGTAATATGCCTTCCGATACTTGGATTAACAGAAGAACTTCTTATACTAGAAAAACAATCCCCCAAACTGGCAGGATATGTAAAAAAACGACTGCAGTCTTTAGGGTTGAAAAAGAACATATGAACAGAATGAAATACAGATCACGCTTTGAGTTGCATCTTGCAAAAGGTTTGGCTCAAAACAAAGTTAAGTTTGAGTATGAATCAAAGAAGTTTCTTTACATACCCAAGCCAAGAACGTACACTCCTGATTTCTATATAGTCGAGAGTGGTATTTATGTAGAAGCAAAAGGACATTTTGATAAGGCAGATAGAGTGAAGATGGCTTTGGTAAAACAACAACACAAAGATTTGGATATACGTTTTGTTTTTATGAACGCACGTAACAAAATATACAAGGGTAGTAAAACAACCTATGCTGATTGGTGCAACAAGCACGATTACAGATGGGCAGAGAAGTCAATACCTGTGGAGTGGTACAAAAATGGAAAGTGAAAAAGATGCAATAGAATTTGCAAAGAAAATGAATTTACAAAAGGGTCACTACTATATTATACTTACGGATGTTGGTGATGATAAATTCAAGATGAGTGCTTATGATACGACAGAGAAAGAATATAAGTCTGAGATCGATCACTCTGTAGGATCAATAATACATGAGGGTCTTGTTGGATTACTTATGGGTAAGAGCGAAGAAGTATTTAACTTTGGTACATCAGAACTTGCATACAACTATGTATCTAAACGAATGTTTGGTGAAGTGCTTGATGAAGAAGGTAAAACAATAAAATACAAAGATAATGTAATTAAAGTTGATTTTGGTAAAGAATAATGTTAAGGCATATAGAGTACATGAGGAAAAAGATGAAAGAAGAACAGGCACATATGCAGTCTGATAATATAGAGATGAGTAGTATGGTTGACCATCCACCACACTACAATGCAACCAGTATAGAAACTATAGATATGATAGGTTCTGTAACTGGAGATGGTTTTGAATTTTATCTACAAGGAAATATTATGAAGTATTTATGCAGATACCCATACAAGAATGGTGTAGAGGATTTAGAAAAAGCACGATGGTATTTAAATAAACTAATAGAAATAAAAAAGGGGTAAAAGAATGTCGTCTAATATGTTACCAACATCATACCAAGAGTTCATCCACAAATCACGATATGCTCGTTGGCTTGATGAAGAAGGAAGAAGAGAAAACTGGGGTGAAACAGTTTCAAGATACATAAACTTTATGGAAGAAGCTTTACTTGAAAAGCACAACTACAAGATAGATAAGGTAGATAAACAAGCCATAGAAGAATACATAACCAACCTTAGTGTTATGCCGTCTATGAGAGCTTTGATGACTGCAGGACAGGCATTGAAAAGAGATAACGTGTGTGGTTACAACTGTAGCTATTTACCTGTGGATAGTCCACGATCTTTCGATGAAGCGATGTACATACTTATGTGTGGTACAGGTGTGGGATTTAGTGTTGAACGTGAGAATGTAGACAAGCTACCTATCATCAGCGAAAACATGCAAGACTCTGACGTTGTTATTATTGTAGAAGATAGCAAAGCAGGATGGGCAAAGTCATTTCGTGAACTTGTTGCATTGCTCTATTCAGGGATGATACCGTCTTGGGATATATCTAATGTTAGACCTGCAGGTGCAAGACTAAAAGTTATGGGTGGTAGAGCATCAGGACCTGATCCGTTGGTCAACTTATTTAAGTTTACAATAGATAAGTTCAAAGAAGCAAAAGGTAGAAAACTATTTCCTATCGAGTGTCACGATATCATGTGCAAAGTTGGTGAGGTTGTTGTTGTAGGTGGAGTGAGACGATCTGCATTGATCAGTCTATCTAACCTGAATGATGATCAAATGGCTCACGCTAAGACAGGTCAATGGTGGGAAAACGAAGGACAACGATCTTTAGCTAACAACTCTGTAGCATATAAAGGTAAGCCAAGTATGGAAACTTACATGAGAGAATGGTTAGCCTTGTATGAGTCTAAGTCAGGTGAACGTGGTATGTTCAACCGTAAGGCTGCAGATGATCAAGTTGCTAAGAATGGTAGACGACAGACAGGGCATATGTGGGGTACTAATCCATGTAGTGAGATTATACTTAGACCGTACCAGTTCTGTAATCTATCTGAAGTTGTAGTTCGTGAGGGTGATGACTTGATAAGCTTACGATCCAAAGTAAGGATTGCAACTATCTTGGGTACATTTCAATCTACTCTTACAGATTTAAAATACTTACGAAAGATATGGAAAACAAATACTGAAGAAGAACGCTTGTTAGGTGTTTCATTAACTGGTATCATGGATAATTATGTGTTGGCTAGACAGACAGATTCAAAGGTTTGGTTACAGGAAATGAAACAAGTTGCAGTAGATACAAACAAAGAGTATGCACAGAAGATTGGCATACCAAGAAGTACGGCTATTACATGTGTAAAGCCAAGTGGTACTGTATCGCAACTGACTGATTCAGCGTCAGGTATACACGCTAGACACAATCCTTTTTATGTAAGAACTGTACGTGGTGATAACAAAGATCCACTTACACAATTCATGAAAGAAGAAAACATACCTTACGAACCTGATATCACAAAACCTGATAGTGTTACTGTCTTTTCGTTTCCAATGAAATCCCCTAGTGGTGCTATCACTAGGACAGAGATGAGTGCAATAGAACAACTAGAGTTATGGAAAGTCTATGCACTTTATTGGTGTGAACACAAGCCGTCTGTTACTATTTCTGTAAAAGAAAGTGAATGGATGGAAGTGGGTGCATGGTTGTATGAGAACTTTGATATTGCATCAGGGGTATCATTCTTACCATTCTCTGATCACACCTACCAACAAGCTCCTTATCAGGACATAGATGCAGATGAATATCTCGAATGGAATGGGCGTGTACCATCGTCACTCGACTGGACTAAGTTCTCTATGTATGAAAAGGAAGATAATACAAGTGGATCTCGTGAGTTAGCCTGTACAGCAGATGCCTGTGAAGTCGTGGACTTGAGTTCAAGCTAATGATAGAGATACCGATCAATGACGATTATATGAACCGTGCGAGGGAAAAAGCTTCTACTGTGGGCATATTGCAGGGAAGTATTACAGGTGGCACTAGCAACGTTGTAGGTGCGATAGGTGAGATAATTGTTGCTGATAGTATTGAAGCAGAGCAGATGAATACATACGATTACGATCTTGTGAAGGATGGGATGAGAATAGATGTTAAGACCAAGCGTTGTAACTCTAAGCCTAAACCTTTTTATGATTGTTCTGTAGCGTTGCATGGAACTAAACAAGATTGTGATGCGTATGTGTTTGTTCGCATACTTACAGATTTAACTAAAGCTTGGATTCTTGGTGGCATATCCAAACAGAGCTTTTACAAAGAAGCCACCCTATACAGAAAAGGGGATATTGATTATAACAACGGCTATACATTCAAGGCTGATTGTTATAACCTACAGATAAGTCAATTGAGTCCTTGCCATGATATCAAAAACTAAAGCTAAACTATTTTCATTAGAAGTATTTTTAAATAAAGAGGGGAATGTGGAGATGAACTACGAAGCAGTTACCCCTGACGATCTCGAACGAGAATTGAATACTGGGTTGCCTATGTATAGTGGCACAAGTCAGGTTGCATCACTGCTTCGGTACTTGAGGAAGAGTGCTGATGATATAATGAGTGGTTCACGAAACTATATTTAAGATTTCTTTTTCTTTTTGGCCGCAGTAATTATGTCACCACGTGTTATCTCATTTGGATTGCCATACATTGCTGCCAACTCTTTTTTCTTGCCTGTAAGCTTACCACCACTACTTTTATTTTCAAACTTTTTAATCGCACCACCAAGATTGTAACCCATACCAAACTTCTTCTGTTGGGTCATCATACCCATTGAGTCTGTTGCTTTAGGTGTCATGGTATTTTGGCTTCTGTTCTTTTCAGCAAGTCCACCCATCATCATAGGTTTTCTCATAGCCATACCACCACCATACATTTTTTGTGGGCGTTGTCCGTTATTGTACATTTTCATTAACTTTTTCCTCTTCATATAGTTTTTCTAATGGTTGTTTTTTACGTTTGGGATCTTCAAGAACTGAACTAAAATCAACTCCTTGAGTTTCTAAATAGGCAGCTTGTAGATCACTAGCAGGTAAGTAAGATGGTGCTTTTGCTCCAAGTTGTAGTAGCTTTGTAGCAGCAAATTCTTTTAAGAGAACAGCTAATGTCTTTATATCATTAGCAACTACTGCTGTTGGATTTTGCAACACATCACCAAGTATCCTCGCAGCTTCTTTACTTTGAGCTGCAAGAGCTATTAGTTCTTGTTGCTTAGATATTAGTATTCTTGCACTAAATTCTCCTGCAACATATGTAGGACTTACCATACCTCTAGCTAAATTAAATGCACGACTTATTAATTCATTGGGCGATATTGATCTAACACCACCGTAGACATCGTATCTAGCTAAACTAGAACCTTGAGCATATTCAAAGAACCTACCTAAATCTTCGAGATGTTGAATGTGTTTATCCTCAAAGCCAATAACACTCAATATTTTTTGTGTGTTAGTATCAGTAAGATCTGTAGCTAATTGACCTGCATTTGTAAACTCTGTAAGTTGAAAAGGTAATCCATCTATACCTGTCAATGTATTTTCTGATCTTTGTTTCCCTGCTCTTTTTAAAAGACCTTCTGTTATATGAAATACCATGCCTTGTTTAAATTCTGCTAGAGCTTCTTCACGTGTAACTTTACCATCATAAATTCTAGAAGTAATATAATTTTCTCGTAAAGTTGCTATCATGCTAGGAGATCCTTGTTCTACATACATTTTGTAAAACTGTTCAGAGTCTCTTATATTAGCTACTTTTTCAAGCTCCTTACTTCCTTTATCTTGTATTTTAAACTTTGCTGCTGCACGTTCATTTAACAAACTTGTTGTGTCGTTTAATTCGTCTGTTAAATCTTTTAGTTCTTTTCTAGCTCTTGAACTGACATCAAGTAAGTTAAGTAATTCTTTTTCTTCATTAACTATTTGAGATAGATCAACTAATTTGACAGTTTGTATTTCTCCGGGGATTTCCATTCCACGAGTGCCAACTTTGGTGGGTGCTGTTTTCACTTGCACTGTAAGAAGATTTTGTAGTTGTTGTATTCGTTCAGCACTAGTAAAATCATAATCTTCAGGACCTACAGATATACCTGCTCTTTGTTGTCTACGCAATTTTTCTAAAACTGCATCTCTAGCTGTTCCCCAATGTTCATATATACTTGCCGATACCAAACTAGAAACAGTAGCTAACTTTTCTCTTCCCTCTTCTGTTGTCAAATCAAAAACTCTAGGCACAGATGAGTCTGCAGTCCAAAATTCTACCAACTCCCTTTTTTCTTTCATCAAAGCAGTTACTGCAGTAGGATCGTCTTTCTTTAGGATTTTTTCCATGTTTTTGCCAAATCCATCATGAAAGTTTTCTGGTTGAAACCCTGTTACGTATTGATATTTATACTCGTTTTCTGCAACAAATTCTTTAGCAGGTTGATTATTTCTAGCTGTATCTAATTTTTGACCTATGCCACCTTTTCTTACTGGATCAAAATTTAATTTTTTATATCCCTTACGTGCGTTAAGTATATCTTCTGCTCTTGAATCTGCCATCAAAGAAGAGTTGACCGTTTCTGCGAGATCACCGTACTGTTTACTTAAACTAGGATTTGATTCTTTAGTTCGCATACTTAAATTTACAAGGTGTCGTCTTAAATCCTCAACTTCAGATACCGTGCCTTTGAATGGTGAAAATCTAGCTTTTTCTGCATCTCCTTTTGACTTTTGCATGTATAAAAAAGCTATGTTTAACGGACTAGGATCTACTAAATAGTCCTCTTTGTCAGCACCTTTCAATAGTTCAGGATTAGCATGGTACGCTTGTAGTTGAGTAAAATCATCATCTTCTAAACCTAATTCTTTTTTAAGATTTCTTTTTGCCATAGAGTTCATGGATTGTCTAAGATATCTACCAGATCTACTTCTGAATAAATCTCCTTCTGCTGAAAAAAATTGTTTTAATTCTTTTCCAGATAACCTTTTTTCTCTACCCATTAAGTCTGCAACTACATTTGATATATTAATGAGATCACCATCAGCATCTATGGGTTGATACAAAAGTTTACTTTGAAGATAAATACTTTCGTCACGAGCATCGTATACTTCCTCTATGTATTTACCTAATTGAAATTTGTATTCAGGTGTACCCCTTAGAAGTTGTAAATTTTTACCTCTAAGATTTAGTTGTTTAAATACATCTTTAGTTGTTTCAATATATATATCACGTTTTTTCTCAAGATTGTTAGCTGCACCTGCAGTTATTTTTACTTCCATCTCTGCCAGTGATGATATTAAGTTGGAAGGTAAACTTTTAGTTGGATCTTTTATTATATTATTTTTTAATTCTTGAAGTTGCTTCATATAGTCTATTTTATTTTCGTTGACCATTAAAGTATAATTGTCTGATGCTTTTTGAAAGTTTTCTACAAACGTTGTTAAAACTTCTCTATCTTCAGTATCAACAGTTAAGTCATCTCTTACCATTCTTCTAAGATTATTTATTGCAGCTGTGGCCGCAGCAACTGTATTTTCTGCTTGTAATTGATACCCTATAGCATCTTCAAGGTTTCTACCTGTTGCACTTAATTTACCTGAAGCTTTTGCTTGTAAGGCTTGTAATGGTGCTAATCCTGATATGTGAGCAAAACTTAATTGAAACAATCTTCTAGCTTCTTTTCTTTTTTCAGGATCTTTAAAAGAATTTACAATTCTATCTCTTACTCGTTGATACTCATTTATTGAGTTCCATATCATCTCTCTTTGTTCAGGATTCAAGTTTTTTATAATTCTTGATGTTTCTTCTACAGCTACTTTTTGCTCTATTGTTAACGGAACGCCAAGTTCATCCTCTAGAGTTTCAAATCTGCGATCAATAAATGTACCTTTCTTTATAAAAGGTAACATCTCTATAGTTGATGCAAAGTTTGTTAATGCACCTCCAGTCCAATTATTTGCAAGTGTTAAAGGTGCGTATTTTCCTACAAGTGATTTTTTAATTAAAAATTGTGGAACTCCTGTTGCCGTAGACAAAGCACCTATTACTTCACCTGCATCTGTATTAAAGCCATAAAATCTACTAATTTCATATCCTGCTCCTTGTCCGAGTCCTATAACTAATTCATCTTTAAATACACCAGTCATAAATGTTTTACGAGGAAAGGGAAAAACAAATTTAGTTCTTTGTGTTTCTAAATTTTCTAACTTATTAAGAAGTCTGTTTTTATTAAACGTATCTAATTTTGATCCATTTAATTCTTTTTGAACATCTCCTATCTGTTTATCTAGTAAACGAACAGCATTGTCTCTATCCAAATTATGTTGTGCTGAATCAACAGCACCTCTCATTTTAAATCGTCTGCCTATGTTAGCTGTTGTTTTGTACCAAGCTTTAGTAAATCCATTTGACGCATTTTTTATATTTGACTTTCTTAGGATTTGAATATTAGTTAAACCACCATATTCTTCTGGCTCATTTTTTCTTAGATCTTGAGCTTTTTTAAGATCAAACTTACCATTGTACAATCTTGCTTTAGCTATAATACCACCTATACCTACATTTTCTAATATCATTGTAGCTACACGTTGCTCTATAGGTAATTCATCAAACGCTATTTTTAAAAGATCTTGACCTAGCTCTTCACTTATTATAGGAAGTTCTACTTTTTTACCTGTTACAGGATTTGTTATTTTATATCTTTTATCGTACTCTTCTTGACCATACACCTCTACGTATATCTTTTTTAGATCATCATTCATTGCAGAAGCTGTTGTTAATCCAGACGCTCCTAGATCTTCTTCAATCATTGCCTTATACTGTTGATAAAACTCTGCCATTGCAGGAGATCGTTTGTTCCACGAGTCAGCAAATGTCTCATCTTCAACTGTAAATCCAAAAAGTCTTTGTGCATTGTCAGGTAAATCTACTGCATCCGTGGCAGCACCCACAAGATGATACGCCATGTTTGCAAGGACAGGTGTCAAAGTTAAACCTCTACCAGACTCTGCTAATCTTTTAGCTATTTCTGTGTAGAATTGACCAGTGCTATAATAATCAACGAGCAACTGTTGTATTCTTTTATCTTGAACACGAGATTCGCCAGTTTGAGGATTTTCTGCTTGTAAAGCATTAAGAACTCTTAATCTACCTGTTGCATACTGGGTTAAGTCTGTAACTTGATCTTCGGATAATCCTGTGAAAGACATGACTTCGCCTTTCCTAATACCACCTATCTTAACGTCAGTTGGTTTAGGAGCATCCTTTGCTAACTTTTCTATTTTTATAATAGAGGGAACATGACCTTCTTGTGCTAATGTCTTTGTAACAAAGTCTATTTTTTGACCACCTATTTGATCTACTTCTCCTGAAATAATCTTATCATAGGTTATCTTGCCCTCTTCTCCTTGTGTGACTATATCCTCTTTAACAATTTTTTTTATTTTAGGATCGCCTAAATTAGCTGTAGGATTGACAACAATATCCATAGTTGAATTATCATTAACAGAAGGAGTGATGACTTTGTTCTCTTCTACATTGTCTTTCACAACTTTGTTTTCTTCAACTTTATCTTCTTCGGTATCGTCTTTTATTTGTGTTTGCACTTCTGCCATTTACATACCTTTAATCAACTCTAATAAATTCACCGTTTGGTAATTGTTTTACTTTGTAGTCTAATCCTTTTATTGTAAATCCATCAACATTGTTACCACCTGTTATATCTTTCATATTAATTTTTAAAGTTTGTTTTTGATCAACTTGTACTTCATTTTTTGGTTTTACTTCTTGCGTGTTTGGTTTTACTTCAACGTTTGTATTAGTAATTGTTTGACTTACAGATTTTATTTGTTCTTTAGAAATTTGAACACCGTTTTCAAAATAATAGTCGTTACCGTTAACGTCTACTTTATAAGTTATTGGCAATCCGTTAGGACCTACAAGGTTTTTAGACACAACCGTTTCATCTTCTACAAATTGAATTTCGTCAGTCTCACCTAAAATAGTTTGTTGAACTAATGATGTCTGTTGAATACTATTAAACAATCTGTTTGCAGATAATACTTGCAATTGATCTTTGTTAAATCCTCTACTAGAGTTTATAAGCACCGTATCAATCATTTTAATTTTACCGTACTCTGTGTTAAACTCATCTACAACAGATTCTAGTGCAGCTAAACTTCCTTTCTTAGTTCCGAACCATTTTGATGCACCTAATCTAGTCAATTGAACTTCAAAATCTTGGTTAGATAATCTACCTGCAGGATCTAATGCTCTTGCCATATTGGCTGCTAAAACTATCATAAGAGCTTCGTTTTGTTGGATAAATGCTAATTCACTTTCTAAGCCACCTTTACTTTTTACTTTTTCAACTATTGCTTTTAAAGTTTGAAAAGTAGTTCCCTTTTTTAAATCTCCTCCTGATAAGTTACCTGCACCACCAGTAAAGAAATCAAAAACTTGTTGAAACTGACCACTAGGTGCTGTTATACCTCCTAACACTTTCTTTATACCTCTTGTGATACCTCCTGCACTTGTATCTTCCTTTAATTCATTTTTAACAAAACTATCAAGTTTTAGTACAACATCACTGTTTGCTTTAAATCTTTTTTGAAAATCCTCTATACTAACATCTGTATATCTTTTAAAGACTTTATTTCTTGCATCACTTATATCGTCATCTTTAAAATCGTAAGTTGAAAATTTAGCATATTGTTGAGAAAGTAAATCTGCAGGATCTATAGTTTGAACCATAGCCAATGCTTTTATTTTTTCAGCAGGATCTGATTGATCAAAATTGCTTGAACTATTCATATAACCTACAATTTTTATAACATCATCGGTTGTTTGATTTATAGGTTTTTTCCACGCATTTAATTTATATAACTCAACTGCGTGCATAACTCTAGGAAAAAACTGTTGAAATGTTGTCTTTGGAAACAAAGTAGCACCAGTCGGACTAAGATCGTCTGTGACTATGGGTAAATCTATTTGTGCATTTTTTCTATAGTTATATAAGTACTCACCTATTGTAGGAAAGTTATTTATGTCTGCTATCTTTTCTAGTATTGGAACAGTTGTTTTATCACCAAATTTGTATGGATAAAATACCAAACTTTTATCATCTTCAGATTCTGCAAATGGCAATAAAACTGTATTTTCAAAACTTGATTCTGTCATCTTAGATTCATTTAATTTTTTCATAGCACTGTTGTAGGCTATACTAGATTCTTTAAGTATTGGGTTCATACTCAACATAAAACTATCTCTTATAAATGGATGTTGATGAAACGGAGATGGCACACTTACATATTTATCACCCTCATCTGGGTTGACAGCACTAGCAGATCCTAAAGAAAAATTCTCTCCTTGAGCTTGTAAGAAGTTTTTAAAAGCAGTGCCTACAACAGGAGTTTGATCAAAATAAGCTTTGTCTCTTGTTAAAAATGCAGGATTGTTTAAATAATAATTTTGTACTGCATCTAATGCAAGTTTAGAATCATTTATAAACGAAGCTTTACCTGTTCCTGTTTGATATTTTGCACTAACAGGTATTTTAACTCTGCCAAATTGTAAAAACTTTTGATCATCGTCACTAGGATCAATGTCACTTAAACTCTTTGCTATGTTATCCATATCAAGTTTTAATCTAGGTCCTGCTCTACCAAAAAGATCAATACCACCTCTTTGACTAATATCTGATTTTGCTTTTTTTAACATAGCTCCTACTTCTTCAGGAACTCTTTTTTTAGGATCTAAAGACGCTTGTAATATCAAGTTTTCTACATCAGCAATTCGTTGATCGTCAGCACCACGTGCTTGTTGCTCTTGTGCTATATTTTGTGTAAAACCACCAACTAAACCTTTTATGAATCCTAAACCGATACTCATTGTTCATCTTCTTCCGTTTTTAATTCTGCGTTTAAAAAGTTTTCTTCAAGAGGTTTGTTACCTTCACGTATAGACTGATTTACATTTTCTTTTATAAATGCAAACATACGTGGGTTGTTTGTTTTAATCATCTTAAAGAATGTTTTATCATCCATTGTATCTTCTTCACCTGCATCTTTATTTTCAAACATACGGTACGGCACTCCATCTTCTTCTGCCATTCCTGCTACAACGGTAGCTAAAGCAGGTTTTATGAGTAATCCAACATCAGGTGTAAATCTACCATCATGAAAACCTTGCAGTATATAACCCTCAACCATAGTTTCTACTGACACGCCACCAATAAGTAGTTTTATCATCTCGTTACGCACTTTTGGTTTTTTGAGTGAACTTATAGCTCTAGTTAAAACTATCTCTGGATCTACATCTACAGGTGGATTACCCCACGACCATCGTGTGTTATCTGTGGTAAGAGAATGACCGGGAGGTGCTACAGCAAATTCATCTTTTGCTTCTACTGAACCTCTCATGGGTTGCATCTCTTCATTCATACCCTCAATCATTATTCTAAACCTCTTGATTTTCTAGATGTTTTTGTTTTCTTTGCTACGCCTTTAACAGTAGTCGATCCTATACCTATTGTTTTTTGTCCTGTTACTTTGGTTGGTGATACAAGATAACTTGAAAACATATTATTCATTTGTTGATTATACGAACTTTGTGCTAATTGTGTTAGATATGATCTAACGTCAGGATTGGCATACCCTATATTTACAGGATTACCTGTCGCAGGACTTGTTCGTGTGTAAGCTCTAGATCCAGATGTTAAGTCTCCAACTGATCTAGCTTGCTTTCTAAATGATGGTTGACTAAAATACTGTTTATCTGTTCTTTTGCCTGTTGTTTTATCGTAAAGACCTGCTACTTCACTATACACTTTGTAACCTTTTTTTGCAAATCCAACTACATCTTTAATGTCATCTACTAGGTAATCTCCTGCAGTCATAAGATCTCCCGGAACTGTAACACCATACTCATCTAATGTGCTTTTAGCTTCAGCAGTATAATCTAGTGCTTCTGCAACCCAATTCACTGTAGGATCAATCCAACCTGTTAAATCTTGCCAAAGACCCATATTAAAACTCCTTTAACCTTCTCTTATCCACGTTCCAAGCCAATTGCCAACTCCTGTAGCTATTGAGTCTTTCATCTCTTTATCATACAATTCTTTAGTATTTGCAAATTCCATAGCCATAACACCTATCTCGTGTTGTCTTTGTAATTGTGATTCTGACTTTTGAAAGTTCCAAGCTGCATTATCTCTGTATTTTTGCCACAACTGAGACAATGCAGTTTGTGTAAGATTATATTGATTCTGAACATTTATTCTGTTGGTTTCATTTTGTAATGCTGTATCTGCAGTATTTATCTGTCGTCTCCACTGTGTGTTTGACTGATCGATTGCAAACTTCATATTGGCATTGAACTTATCACGTGCATCTCTCATAGATGAATTAAATTGATTCATAGCATTTGTTTCGCCTGCGTTAAACTGTTCTACTGCAGCAGTTCTGTTTGCATTGGCTGTTTCGACTTGTGATCCAAGCTCTGCAAAGAACTCTTGTACTTGTGTTTCATTCTTTGCATTGAACTCTCTTCGTGCATTTTCTTCTGCAGAGTCTTTGAATAAACCCTGTGTCAATGCACTGTAACTAAGTTCGTTTGACTTTTGTTGTGCAGATAGATTGGCTGTATCTACAGATAATAGTGACTGTGCGTTCGTCACAGCACCCTGTAATCGTGCAGATAGGTTTGCTTTATCCATCGCAGCGAATGTGGCCGCATTAGCTAAAGCACCCTGTTGTGCGTTGTTTAGGTTTTGTAATTGTATAGTCGCATACTTGTTTGCATCTTGGACTGCAATCGGAATACCTGATTCCATGACGGCTTGCGTTATGGCCGCAGAAGCCATGCTTGATGCACCCAGACCTCTTGCCTGCATAACTGCTGATACTTTACGAACGGCAGGCGTTGCCCATGCAGGTAAATCTTCACCCTCTTTAAGAGATTCAAACAGACTACCGAGTTGAAATTTTACTGTAGCTCTTTGATCTAGTTCGGCTTGTGCAGGATCAACTATAGATTGCTGACTAACAGTTCCTTGTGGTATGTCAGATATAACAGCTTTAGGATCTGATATCTGTGCAACTTTTGCTTCACCTATCTGTGGTACATTCGTTGCAACGGAACTTATCTGTCCTATACCTTCTTGACCAACAGGTTTTGCAGGAGTGATGGGAGTTATTGTAGGTGCAACAGGTGAAACTACATCACCAGTTACGGTTGTTCCTGTTGTTGTTTGTAACTCATCTTGTTTTACGGTAGGCAGTACAGGTTCAACTTTAGGCATAACCCCCTGTTGTCCACTAGCAAGCTTACCTATTTCTTGTTTGAGTTGATCGTCTGTAGTTATTGTTGCCATTATCTATTTCCAATCAGTATCTTATCCAACTTATCTTCTAATCTTTTGAGTGCATCCATAAGATTGTGCATATCATCTTTCACATCATCCTTACGTGCATAATCTTCTCGTGTCTTGTTCAAGAGTATCTGTATGCGTTTGACCTCTTGGAACATCTTGTTAAATGCCCAACCGAATGGTACAACGACCATAGTCAGGATTATGTTCCAAAATAACATTGGGTCTATGCTGTCCATGTTATGCGTTCTCTAGTGCTGTTATTCTTGCTTCTAATTCTTGTATAGTTTTTACTAGTAGAGGTACAAGTTTGCTTTGGTCTATGCCTTGATATTTTGGTACAGTTTTACTAGCAACCCAAGATGTATTATTTGCATATGTTCCATCAGATTTACCTATTGTCCAATCTTCTTCAGATACGTTTGTATTAAGGACTATACCATCTGCATTAAGAACAACATTAGTTATATCTTCTGTTCCATCTTTAGTTCCACTAATAGCTTCAGGCACAATGCTTGAAACCTCATGTGCAAGAAAACCATCTACTGTAGTATCTGCATCTGCTTTAAAATTAAAACGAGATGGTTTGAGTTGTTTTAGTCTTGTTGTTGCGTCAAAATCATACGTTACATTTTCTTTTAAACGATAATCAGAACTTGTAGAGTAAGTTGTTGCAGAGCCATTAGTAAATATACTTCCCACTGACCCATTGCCATTAAAAAAAACAAGATGGTCATAACCACTAGTTCCAGAGTTAGCACTTTTCCAAAAGTTTTGACCTTGAGTACCACTTACTCTTACTCCAACTTGTGAAGCACTAGGTTCTACTCCACTAGTATTTACATAAAAATGACCATCTGCATTAACTCTTGTACGTTCCGACCCAGCAGTCATTATTGCTACAAAATTAGAAGTAGCATTACCAAAAACTGCATTGTTTGTGTTTGTGCCAGTGCCAAATACAACAGCTTCACCATTATTGCTAAGATGTATTGAGCCACCAGATACAGTAAGTGTGCCAGTAGGACTGTTAGTGCCTATACCAACTTGATTGTTACCACCATCAACAAACAACATATTAGCATTGCCATTTGATTCAACACGAAAGTCTATGTCGTTTGACCCTTCATTTATGACAACACCTTCAGAATTTAATTGTAAATCTGGTGAAGAAACACCACCTATCATACGATAGAACTCTAACCTTGCATCTTCAGTTCCGTCAGAAGCATCAAGAAGAACTGTTTTTATTTGTCCATAAGTTACATTTTGAGAGTTATCATTTCTGCCTATAAAATCTATAGTAGATAAATCATCACCATCTGCAGGAGAACTAGAGTTTCTATAAAATACAAGATTTGGTCCTTCACTAGCATCTGCATCAGTAGATGTAAGTGTAAGTTGGTCTGTATTATCAGCAGTACTTATAGTTGTACCATCTAATATGGTAGCACCTGCTCCTATCAGTTTTGCTGTATCACTTGCTCTTGTCATTGTTTGCTCCCTATATAGCCGATATGATAAAGGCTAATAATTCACTATATCTTACACCTAATCTTGTTTTTTCTGTGTAGCCTTCAGTAGCTTCTTCCCTGACATCTCTGCGTGTATAAGCATCTTTTGCTTCTATACCTTTTTCTTCATCAGCTTCTACTGCATCTACAGTTATTTCTTTTTCCCACCAAGTATCAGAACAAAACATTGCATACTTAGTTGCATCTAAACCCTCTGCTTTAAAAGCATCTTCTAAGTCTTGTGCTATAATACCAAAATGAGTTCTTGCATTATCACCTTTAATTTCTACTTTAGACTTCCATCTAAACTTTCTCATTAGACCTTTAGCAACTACAGCAACTCGTTTTTCTGCATCATTAAGTTCTTCTATATCTTGTTTTTCATTTCTGTCTGAAGTTTGTATTGTTCCATTACTTGCATGAATATCATCAAATCTTTGACCACTACCACCTAAATTCATAGTATCATCAGCAATGCTAGTACCTTGTTGACAAGGGACAATTCTTTGTGCCGAAGAACTTGACACAAAAGCAAGACCACTAGTATGTGAAGCTGTGGTTGCATTACCAGTAATTGCTATAGTGTCAAAGTCTGTAGAAATAGTGCCTACAGCAGTGTTATCTTTTCTAAATTCTATAAGATTTCCAGCACTTGATGTTCTATTAAGAAATATATTAGTATTGCCATCTCTTGTAGAAACTATCGTTCCACTTGTTTCTAGCTCTATACCAGTAACACCTGCAGTTGTATTTGCTTTTCCTACTAATAAAGAACCTGCACCAGACATATCAAATCGTGCAGCTTCAATAGTAGAAGAACCATCAAGACCTTTAAATATTATATCCTTGTCTGCACCTAATGATTCAATAACAAAATCACCTGATGAGTTTTGAAGATTACCCCAATTAACTGTGTCATCTTGTAATACTACTTGACCAGAATCTGAATTTATTACTAATTGACCTGCTACATCTATCGTTAAATTACCACTTGATAAGTCAATCTCTGTGCCATCTATAGTTATGTTATCTATATTAACACCTGCATTGGCTGTAACTGCACCTGTGATACCTAATGTACCACCTACTGTGCCATTACCTGTTACATCAAGAGTACCACCCATCGTAACATTGCCATCAAATGTACCACCATCTGCTTTACTTACAGTGTCTGCTACCGAGAATACATCGTAGACTACAACTTCAATCATGTCACTTACAGTAGCACCTGTAGCGAGTACAACAGTCGTGCCTGTAGTAGCTGTGTAGTCAGCTTCACTTAGCTTCACACCATTTTGGTACACATCAACGTAGTTACTGTCTTTGTAGCTTAACGTGATATTCTCTGCACCTGCACCACTGAATGATGTTTGGGATGCAGTAGCAGTGTATGTATGTTTCTGTCGTACTCCGTTAGATGGAGATACTCCTAAGTATGCCATTATGCGTTCTCCAATGCTTCAATACGTGCTATTAACTGTTGTATTACAGATATATACATTGCATCTTTTTCACCAAGTTTAGATGTCAATGCCATTAAATCTTCGTCTAAATATTGTGCTTCTATGTGTGTGTTTCCATCTTCGTCTAGTGGAGTAAGAGGAACTTGAGATACCCATTGTGTATCTATGTTTTGCAAATCTTGAGCTAAAAATCCTATTTGATTTGTTTTATCCATATGAAGTTCTGGGTGTTTCCAATTAAACTTTTTAACATCATAAGATTTAAATTTTGTTAAATCATATGTATAATCAGTAATATCTTTTTTTAATCTTGAATCAGAGTTTGAGCCAATACTTGTATCTGTGGCAGTTATATCTCCATTAGCTGCAATTCTAAACTTTTCAGAAAAAGAAGTATTTCGTGTGTTTACAATAAAGTCTGCTTTTCTTGACCCATCAGTAGAGTCTGGAGCTACAAATCCTATTACTCCCATATCTTCAGTAGTTGTACTACCAGTAGAATTAGGAACTCTAAAACCTATATAAGGTCCAAAGCCACTACTCCGAGCAGTAGCACAAACTAAGTCTATAATTCCATTTCCACCTGATGGTGCATTTACAGAACTAGCTGTAAAATTTGATTGATTTCCAGTTATATCTATACCAGTTGAAGTTGTTTCAAACGTTTTAACATTATTGTGAGAAATTTCTACTGCACCATCAGATATAGCTTTAATCATATCATCACCATCAGTATTCTCTACTAAGAAATTAGCACCATTGGTTTGTACAATTAAATCCCCAGTTCCATTCTCTTCTATATAGGAATTTGAACCATCATGAAATATTCTTAAATCAGGACCTGCACCAAACATTACCTTTGCATTGTCAGGAAACAGTATATCATCCGTACCAGTTGGCACAGTAAACACAGTAGCATCTGCATCGTTCTTAACAGTTATATCAGAGGTAGACCCTTGTCCTGTAAGTATCAAACCTTCAGCACTTGTAAATCCTATTGCTGCATCGTCACCTGCTGCAGTGTCTCCTGTAACATTAACTGTTCCTGCTGACGTTACATCACCACTAAACGTACCTGTGGTTGAATCAATGGCAGTTGCAATTATATTTTCAGGTTTCTTTCCTATGTATGGCATATTATGTAATCTCCATATAACTCATTGCTACTGAAACTTTATCTGCTACAGAACAGTCTACAGATACTCTGTCATCAGCATTTAAAACAATCTTGTTACCTGACATAATCTCTACAGATGAACCTACAGGTATAGGTACGTCTTTTATAAGATGTGCTGTAGTATTCTGTGTTGAGCCTGATTGGTTTGTTGTACTTACTAGTTTAACAGAAGCCGTAACTTGTGCTGTGTGAACATTTGCGAGTGTCAGTCCTATAACAACAGCAGTGGTGTTGTCTGGACAATCATATATCTCTTCAAAAGTTCCTGCACTTGCAGGTGCAACATCCCTTGTTGTTAATTTAAATGTATTTGCCATGTTATTATCCTAACGCTATTGCAAGTGCAGTTGGATCATCCGTTGTAAATCCTGCACTACTTAAATATGTTTTAACATCAGATAAAGCAACTTGCTTCATTGTTCCGTTGTCGTTTGTTACCACTCTGTCTGCATCTACTAATGTGGTAGAAGAAGCAGATGTATTACCATCCATGATGTTTAGTTCTGTTGTAGTCGAAGTTACTCCATCGAGTATATTTAATTCTGTTGCAGTGGATGTAACTGCTACATCTTCATTTATCTTTGGCGATGTTAATGTTTTATTTGTAAATGTTTGTGTACCTGCTAACGTAGCCACAGTAGAATCTATTGCAAAAGTAACAGCATTACCACTGCCACTCGTATCAATACCTGTGCCACCTGTAAATGTTAAGGTTTCACTATCTAAGTCAATGCTTAACGCACCACCACTGTCAGCTTGGAAATCTAAATCTTCTGCAGTTAACTGTGTATCAACGTAAGCTTTTACAGACTGTTGTGTTGGTACAAGAGTAGCACTGTTGGATGCCATGTTATCTTCGTCAACAAATGCTGTGATAGTTATACTACCGTCTGATAAACTACCATATGTGACTGTGCCTGTAGTTGTTATGGCTGATGAGCCGTTGTCTATAGCACCAAAACCACTCGTAATGCTACCAGAGTTTAATGCACCTACTGTTGTTACATTTGATAATGTATCTAGTGCAGATTCAAAATAAGTCTCAAAGTCAGTTAAGGCAACTTGCTTCATTGTGCCTGCATCGTTGACTACAACTCTGTCTGCATCTGCAAGCGTAGTTGATGATGCTGAAGTATTACCATCCATGATATTTAATTCTGTTGCAGTGGATGTCACACCATCAAGTATGTTAAGTTCTGCAGCAGTAGAAGTTACATTCGTTCCACCGATATCAAGTGTAGTCATGGATACTTCACCTGCTACAGTAACCACACCACTAGTGAGTGTTAGTAAATCTGTGTCATCTGTGTGTCCAATAGTTGTTCCGTTTATAACAACATCGTCTATATCTAGTGAACCACCTGTAATTAAACCTGTAGTTGTGATTGTGGATGAGCCTGTATCAATCGTACCAAAGCCACTCGTAATGCTACCAGAGTTTAACGCACCAACAGTCGTGGCCGCAGTAGTTACAAGATTAGGCATTGCAGTTATTTCATCGTCAAAGTAAGCAGATAAATCAGTGACTGCCACCTGTTTCATTGTACCATTATCGTTGAGTACAACTCTATCTGCATCTGCTACCGTTACTGATGATGCACTTGTGTCACCATCAAGTATGTTTATCTCTGTAGTTGTTACAGTAGCACCATCAAGTATTTCAAGCTCTGCTTCAGATATGCCTGCACCACCTATTGTCAGTGTGCCTGATATATCTACGTTACCATTTATATCTATGGTAGTGGCTGCTATTTGTACTTCTGTGTCTGCGATGATGTCGAGTTGTCCATCGGCACTCGAATTGATGTATATTGCTGTATCTCTGAATTGCAACTTCTCTGTAGAAGCAATAAGTATGTCGTCACTAAACTCAAAATAATCCTCATCTTCCATCCATTTAAGGACACCATCTGATGTTTCGCCATCAAATGTAATTGTTATATCTGTGCCTGCAGTTCCTGCACCGAACGTAAGCGTGTTGCCTAATAGCTTTGTAATAGGTCCACCCTCGTTGGCTGTGCCATCGTGAGTGTGTCCAGTCGATGCTTGAAAGGCTGCTAATAACTGATCAAACTCATTGTTGGTTTGAGCCGCAGTTATTACATCTCCGTCAGTGTAAGAAGATTGTCTTGTATAGGTTGCTCCCATTTATCTTCTTGCTCCCAGTTGATATTCTAATTGAAATCCTTTTAGTGAATAAGGTGCTGATGTTCCACCATCGTTAACTCTAACGGCTACAGCAAAACCTGATCCTTCTACAGGCTGTCGAACTAATGGTTGTGAAGGACCACCGTATGTTCCCGGAACAGATGATGTTGCTCCGTATGTAGATGTTCCGTATATAGCTTGAACATCAGTTGAATCTAAAGCGTAAGCTGCAGGTCGTGCGGCATCTTTACTTTCATAATCATATCTAACAAATAAATCTGCATCGATAGACGATTCAGGTGCATAGTTAATAATAACTCGTTGCATATTTTTACGTATTCCGGGGTCATTCATTGTAAGATCTGGACTACGATATCTTCCTAGTATGGCAGTTCCATCAAAATCATTACCTGACTCTTGCCTGTATATGAATCCGTCATCTGCTCCGTGTATAGCTATAACATCTCCTGCTGATACAAATGTATCTGTGGCAGTGGGTTTTATACCTTGCATCTCCGAAAACTCAAACTGCTGACCTCTAAGAACACAAATAACACCTTTTGTTTTTGACTCTGCTAAACCACTCTTTGTAAAGAATATTCTGTACTGTGTTTTGTCAGGTATAACAAGAGATGTAAAATTAGATGCGTCAGACAAGTTTGCATCAAACAAACTTTGCACGTTAGAACTTATTGTTCCCAATTCAACGTCACCAATTCTTGCAGTACCTGCGATGGTACGTAATCCATCAGGACCTAAGAATATAAGGTCACCTGCAAATTCTTGAATAGTTGATCCGTTTATGCACCCTATGTTTCTTGTTACAGGTTTTACTGCAAAATCAGATAGGGATGAACCTGTTACTTGGAATATTCTGTTTTCGCAAAATATAAACAAACTGTCACGGAATGTTTTAAGTCCTGTCACAGTGTCGTCAACTTTTATACTACCTGCACCAGACCCACTACTAAACGCATCCTCATCAAACGGTTGGCTGAATATAACTTCTTGAGGTGTGGTAGATTTGCCTGCATAGAACATATGATTCTTAAATGCAACCACAAACTTAGAACCTGCTACTGCACTTTCACTTACATCTGTTGCACTAAATGAAGAGTTAAATACAGTAGGTGCGTTTGTTTGATCGACAACTATTAATTTGTCGTTCCCATCAAAGTTAAATCTTTCAAAAGAGTATCGACTTGCATTGGTACGACCTGTATCTCGTTCTGTCCAACTTGACCCACCGGGAGTAGCTGTAAATATCTTCTCTCCACGTGCAGCAACAACACTTGATCCGAACGTTGCAGTCATAAGTATTTCTTCATCTGCTGAACTTGTCTGTGGTACAACGGCAGTTACATATTTGCTAAAACCATTTATCCTTCGATAGCCACCTTCGATGTCAGGCTCAAAGTTAAGAAGTTCAAGAGCTTGACCGGGTTTCATTATAAATGTAGATTGGTTAAGAACTAACCCACCTTCACATACAAATGGAAACGCACCTGTCTGACTCAACTCTGGCATTAGACGGCTCTCATGTATAATTGTTTGTTAATTAACTCGACACGCATACGCTTGATTGACTTATCAAATTGCATCTGTGCAAGTTGTGCATTTTGTACATCACCACGCAAAGTATACGCATAATACTTTGCTCTTTCTATTATTACGTTTTCAAAGCGAGTTGGTATAGAAGATGTATCGGTTGACGCACTTAGTGCCGTGTGTGTAGCATAGTAGTAGTATTTTACAGTATATGTTGCTTTGTCAGGAACAGGAGACAAACCTATATTGTTTTCAGGATCTTCATAAACATAGACAGGTATGGCTCGTGAGTTGCCTGTTGGATCTGTATCTCTTTCGTGATAGTTGTCGAGATACTCACTGTAAGTTATATACTCAAGTGTAATTTCTTTTTTATCTGCAGCTTCAAGAAATGTAAAACTGTCGAAGTCTACTGTTTTTGTGTTTGTTGTGCTTAGTGCAGATCTAGTATAAAGACGTGTGCCTGCAGTAGTCGTAAAACTTTTGTTAATAACTGTGAAGGGCCATTCGGTATCTGCATTTATTATGTCATCTATTCCACGATTAACGTAGTCTTTTACTGCAGTTTGTACACCACGTGATGAACTAAAGTTACTACTTGTTAGTTCTACTTCGTTTAGATCTCTTAGTACGTTGTTGATTAATACTAGATAACTGCTTGCCATGTTTAAGTTTCTCTTGAACTTTTTTAATTTCTAAATAGTGTCGTCTTTTTTGAGCTTTGCGTAACGGACTATTTAGCTTTTTGTTGATATCCACTACTTCTTCAGGAGTCAGTAGTTTGTAAGGTTTGGTATCAACAGGTATTAGTAAACGTAAATTTTTTTTTTAATTTAATTATTCTGTAGTTACCCACTTTTACGTGCCTTCTTTAATTGCTCTTTGGCTCGCTTTGCTATTGCAACAACTTCCGTTTTACCCATTACTTTTGCACGTTGTTCCATGACTGTAAGAATTTGTATCTTTCTCGCATACGGTTTATTGATTCTTTTAACTTTCGCAACCGTTGCTCTGGCATCAGACGGAGTAGCAAATTTGATTCTAACCGTATCTTTAGGATTCTCATCCGTGTATAAACGTCTGTCACTACCTTTAGGTTTCTTACCTGTGCCTACTTTAGGGTCTTTTTTCTTAGTCACTATGAAGCTTTTTCTTCTTCTTTTATTTCTTTGATAGCACTAGACATCATAGTATTTAATGTTTTTAGTTTTTCATTGGCAGTTATGATATCGTTCAAAGATTGATCAATTAAATTTAACGCAGCGTTACTGTTGTTTAATACGGCTTGTGCGTTTTCAATTTGTAGTTGATATTGAAAAGCTAATGCTTGTGCGGCTAATTTCTTCATGGGGTACTCCTTTTTAGGATTATACAGATAGACTGCCTAAATGTCAATCTATTTATGGTTTATATATACAAGAGCTAGTAAACAAACAAAGCCTATTATCATAAGAAATACTATGGTATACGTAATATATTCAAATATCTCTTCACGTCTTTTCGCTTTTACCTTTTCTGCGTAGCGTCTAGACTTACGTGCTTCACCTTGAAAGGCTTGCCAATCTTGCCACAATCCCGGTCTACCTAAATATATCATGATTTTCTTGAGTTCTTCTTCTTTTTCTTTTATTTGCTCAAGAGCCATGAACTCTTCTAAATCACCACTTGCACCTTGTTTGCTACTTGCTTTCTTTTCTATTTGTTCTTTTGCAAATACAAAATCACTAATCTGTTTAGCACAACCTGAAAGTTCTTTTCCGTTGGATACAAATTGTTTGATCACCGAAAAAGCAGCGTTTGCCGCTGCAAGTTCTGCTAACATAGTATTCCCCTTACTTGTTTACTGGCTTACAATAAGCCGTTATTTTTCTATTGCCATCCTTATATGGTATTGTTGATTGTTTAGTTAAACGTTCTGCAAAGTAAAGACACGTGTCAATGTTGTCAAATCTCTGTGTTTGGTTTATCACTCTCGTGTCGATCATGAAGATCAGGAGAAACTCTATCATTGTGATGACAATCGCATGAACATTCTTCGCAATCGCAGTCGTAACATTCGCAAGTCTCGCATCGTTTTTTACCTGCCATAAAACTCATACCCCAACTTCATCATCTCTGCTAAACCCTCGCTGCGTTTTCCAACCTGAGTTGCCCAACGTGAGTCAAGCATCTGCTCGCTTGCTTCGTAGAAATCACCCACCTCTATAGCTCCCCACATCTTAACAAATTTCATAAGACGAGGAACACCCATATTAAATCCCATATCTACAAGGCACATCTGTCGTACAGAATCAAGTTGATTTACAACAGGTTTTCTTTCGAGTAATTCTTTTTCTACATTGCTTATATCGTTTCGACACAGATAATATGCTTCTTCTCGTGTAAGACCCTGTTCAAGTATATCTTCAAGTGTCTTACCTATGTAATTTAACTCAACATCTGTGATGCCACCATCTTCTAAGTTTCTACCTATGCCGATTGTGCTTATACCTAAGATGTCTCTATACGGTTCAAGCACCACACCTTCATGCTTGGCAACCATTTCTACAAATTCATCTGCGTCATACTTCATTTTAAAAATCCACTCTGTATTGTAAATTCATTGCTTTTGTTTTTTTACCACTCATAGGATCTATTCCTGTTAAACTAACATTAAGATTACCATTTCCTATGTCTGATACATTGTAATCTAATGTAATTTGATTATCACTACCTTTTTGATTTTCAAAAAATCTTTTGCTTAACTGTACACCAATTCTATTGTTTTCATTTATTTGATAACCTAAAGCACCACCTATATTATTTTCTATACTTTTCCATGTCTCTTCATAAGTTCCAGTTGGCACTCCTTTATAAGTGCCTTTTTCTTTTGCAGTGCCTGTCACTTTTGTTCTAGCACCAAATCCTGTTAAACGTAAAGGTCTTAGATCAAAACTAACATCACCCTGTATTTGTCGTAGTTTTTCTTTAACTTCTGTATCTATACGAAAATCAGGAACATCAGAGTATGGTGTTAAAGATTCTTTTGTTGTTTTGTTTTTAGCTTTAATATCTAGACGACCACTAATTTTTGATTTTTTACGTCTTTGAATTGGAGGTCTTTGTTTTGAAAAAGTTGGTGCTGATTTTATAGCTCTTGCTAATTCTTCGCCAGTGAACATGGGTTTTCTAGGTTGATTAGAATATTTTTTATCATTCATGCAATCTCTACCTTTCTACCTCTATGTATTCTACCACCCTCTGCAGCTTTCTTTCTTCGTCTACCTGATGCAGTAACAGACCACTTCACTGCTTTAGGTCCTGTTTTCTTACTTGCTTCTTTTTTGCTTATCTTACCTGCAACGGCTTTGGGTCTACATGCAGGATAGGGTCGTGTTTTCTTTTCTTTGCCAGACCGACCACATTTCTTGCCAGTCTTGACATCACGCCAATCCTCTTTAAACCACTTGGTTAGACTCATTAGTAAGTGCCACCACGTTTCTTGTATGTACGCACAAGCCATGCGTTTGCATATGCACTTGGGTAAACCTTGAACTTACGCTTTGCTTCTGCTTTTACTCTAGCGTATAATGATGGATTTTTTGGCTTAGAGCCACTCTTCTTTTTTGCTTTTCCACCACCTGACATGCCAGATCCACTATTATAATAAGTTTTCATATTCCTAGTTCTCCTTTTTTCTTAGGTCTACCAAATAGTTTTGTTTCTCTATCTTCTTTTTTTTGTAATTTTTGTTCTTGTTTTTTTAAACTTTCAAGCAATTGTTCCATACTCATATCACTACTTCTAGGTTGAGCGTAATTTTTTATTTTAGCTTTGTATTCATCTTTTTTATATTTAATAACTTTACCACTTCTATCGTAAGCTTTTTTTCTTTCGTCTCTTTTAATTACGTTTCTTAATTTTTGACCACCATCAGGTCCATCATCATGAAATTTTTTTTGTAATCTTTTTCTTTCTTCTTCTTTACGTTTTTTAATTGCTTTTTTCTTATAATCCATTTGTTCTTTATATTTTTTTTTGGTTATGGGATTTCCAAAATAATCTCTGTACTGCTCTTCCATTATTTTTTCCTTAACATCTTTGCTGCTTGACCTACACCTTTGATACCAAACGATGCAGAAATTGCTATATATAATAAGTATTGATACCATTCAGGTAACGTTGCTAGTATCTCAAACCCTTCTTTTACATAGTCTCTCATTCCGGGGATGAACACAAGTATGGCAGGAGCAAGTAGCACAACTAACGCAAACTCGTCTTTCCAAGAATCCACTGTAGCATCAGCCATCTTGCCTTCCCATGCAACCTGACCTGTTGCAACCTTTTCTGCAACAGTCGCACGAGCTTTAGCTTCTGCAACTTTAGCCTGTCCGTCTGCCTTTGTCTTTGCAAGTTTGTTTTCAAACCAAGTGCCTGCGAGACTACTAATAGGTCCTATAAGAGCCGATAACACTAGATTCTCCCTTGAGACTTGTGTAGCATATTTACATAGCGTCTGTAAAAATTATTACTAATTTTATTAAAAAACTTAAACAATATAAAATTAATTTCAGTTAACATTTGATATCCTATGTTTTTAATTTTTTCTTTTTGTTTCTACTTAATTGTGGCACTCTGTACAGTGCGTCTGATCCACCCTCATTACCTGCAGGAGACTTAAATTTGAGAGGGGGTTTAGCTTTCTTTTTCTTATCATCATAAGTTATAAAAGGATTTAGCCTAGATCTACCTTTATCCATTCTTTTTTTCTTACCACTAAGAGGTAAATTTTTCTTAGGTGCTTTTGGTTTAGGTTCAGGATTGTATACTCTTCCTGTGTACGTAGTAGCTTTTTTCTGCTCTGACATCATAGGTTTTCTTGGTGGATTAGAATAGAGTTTATCTACTCCTCTAAAGTCTGGTTCTTTTATACTTTTAGGTCGTAGTTTTGGTTTTGTAACTTTAGTTGCACCAGATTGGAACTCTACATTACTATCCTTTCCAGATCTCTCTTTCATATACTGCTTTGTCATGTGTGTCTCCTTAACACTTCCATCGTCTCCTTGCTTGTCGTAATCTGCTATTTGGATTCTTAGCAGCTTTGGGGAACTTTTTCATTTGCCCTGCAGATCTAGCACAAAAGGACTTACGTCTCTTTGCGTCTTTACTTCCGGGTTTGACCTTGCCTGTTACAGCAGTCTTGAGCTTACTTCCGGGATTCTCTTTACGGTATTTTGCAACACCTTTCTTGGTCATCCCTGCACCAGACTTGGTGGGTCGTTTGTCACCACTCTTGATGGTGTACCCTTTCATGCTCCCACGTTTCTTGGTCATTGACTAAGCCTTTACTAGCTTGTATCCCATTTTCTTAGCAGCAGATCTTACAGAAGCTAAAGTCATCTTACCACCTGCTTTGCCACCTTTTGACATCATAGTTGGTTTTTTCATGCCACCCATAGCTCCACCTTTAGCCATGTACTTTTTGGTTTTGCCGCCACCTTTCATCATCTTTTTAGCTTTGCCACCACCCATCATCATTTTCTTCTTGCCCATCATTAGTCATTCTCCGAATATAAGTTATCAAACGTTATTGCAGGATCAAGATAAGTTTCGTGAATCTCTGCATTGTGTATATACTGGCTAGGTCTAAAGTCTGGAGGTCCTTCGCCAGTCTCCCAGAGTGCAGGACTTGTTGCTCTGACTCTGTTGTTTGGTAGGGCAACGATGTTACCTGTCCAATCTCCTGCGTCTATTAACTGTAGTACGTGACTTTGTTTATGTTGTGCAGGATCATCTGCTATGTCACTTTCTGTGTAGTCTACAGTAAACAGATATTGTCCTTTGTGAAACTCTCCGTCTATCTTGCAAATCCACGGAGAAGAACTAACTCTATCTAACTTCATTACCGAATGATGATGTGAACTGCAATCCCACGGTTGAGCCAAATGCGTTGGCATTTTCTGCGGCCACTCTTCGTACGGTATATCAGCAACGAGTGCTGTTATCGGCATCCTTGCCCACATTGCACCACCGTGTACGTTTTGTTCGTTCTCATCGTCATCACTTTCACATCCTGTAAATACAACCTGAAAGCTAAGACATCTGTCTGGCACTGTGTTCACGGCTATTGCTAGTGCGTGTAAATATTCACCGTGATACATTTGGTGGTTATGTGTAAATTCTTTTCGTACCCAACACTTAAAGTGTGGTATGTTACTTATTAGGTATGACATATGTTACCCTCGCATATATGACATTTACCCCCTTAAAAGATAAGAGAGCAAGTTGCCCTGCTCTCCTATAATAGTTTTATGTTCCAGTAGAAACTGTAGCAGTTTCGACAGGGTTTGCAGAGATGTCAGCTAGAACAACGTGTATTCTAAATCTGGCAGCACTTTCACCTGTTGATCCACCATCGATGATTAACGCATCGATTGTGTCTGCTGAAGTTAATACTCTAGCATTAGCACCTGAAGCACCCACAGCAGCTTCTAGAAAAGGTGTAAAACCTGCAGCCAATACTGAACCGTCAACAAAACAGTCCACATCGCCACCTGTAATACCCACATCTAAAGTGATGTCTGTGTTACCTCTAGCTTCTAAAACTTCAAGAACACCTGCAACGATCATAGTATCAGCAGGAACATCAATCAATTGAATGACGTCTCCTCCTGCACCACCATCTGCAGTGTCATGAACTTTAGATGTCACCACGTAAGGTCTTGCGACATTACCCGGATGACCTGCAGTTCCTCCATTAGGAGTTCTATCTATTGTAGCCATAGTTAATCCTCCCTATTAAGCAAAGTCTATGATGCCACGTACAAGAGCTTCAGGTCTAAGGACTTTTCTTCCAAAAACGTGTAACCCTCTAACAACATCAGAGAATGATTCAGTTGAACGTACCACTTCGGTCTTAGCGATGTGAGACGCTGTAGCCGCAGCAGAAATATGTCCTGCCATAATAATATTTTCAGAAGCGTCTGTAGCGACACCTGATAATGTTACTTGGTCAGTACCTGCTGTACTATTTAATGCAGTAGACTTGTAGCAACTAAAGCCTGCAAGTGTACCGGGGGTTGCAAGTCCGTTTCTT